TTGGGAATGAAGCACAAAGGAGCTCACAAACAATCTATGAAAGACAGACGAGACGAGTCAAAGGGAATGGCTAAAAAAATGACAGGACACGCTTATTCTGGAGACCACTCGATGAAGGAGGATAAGCACTACCCTAAAAGTGTAAAAGGACATTTAGGAAAATTAATAAAAAAATGAGTAAAGTATCACTAATTATAGCGCATCCTATTTTCAAATCAGCTTGTGCTGGTGCAATAGGAGCATTAATGGTTTTAGAGTCTCACCCTTTGTATGCTGGATTTGCATTCGGAGTTGGGGCAAGAGAGTTTTTATTAGCATTCAAAAAATAAAAATATGAAACTAAAAGGACTCGGAGATGTTGTAAATTTAGCCACTACTGTTACAGGTGTAAAAGCTGGTGTAAAGGCCGTTTCTGAAATGACGGGAAGACCTTGTGGTTGTGAAGAAAGACGAGATACTTTAAATCGAAAATACCCTTTTCAAAAAAAATAAAAAATGGCATATCAAAAATTACAAACATCTAAAGCATTAAAAGTATTTGCTACGGATAACATCGATGGTTATCCTGATCCTTCTAGAGTTGCTACTTCGGGAACTAATTCTTCTGCAACTACCGATAAACTAGTTGATGCAGCAGCTTCTTTTTCAAGTACTGTTGAATCAGGATATATTGTAGAAAACAGCACTGACGGATCTTACGCAATTGTGGAAGCAGTAGATAGCGACACTACACTTAGTTTAAGTCACGACATATTTGCGGCAGGTTCAAAAAGTTACATTATTTATAGCCAAGTAGCTAAAGAACCTTGTATTATGTTTGTTGGTACTGGAGGAGATGTAAATCTAGTTACGGGTGGTGAAAACGAGGTTTTATTTAAAAACATAGCCAACGCTTCTTTTTTACCTGTACAGACTAAAGTTGTAAAAGCTACAGGAACAGCTACTGCTGCGGACTTCATAGCTCTTTGGTAGATGTTTACAACGATTGGTGTAGGCATAGGGACTATATTTAGGTCAGTAAAAGGTGATTCTGGTGGTGGTGCTTTTGAATATACTGCTATTGATAATAGTTTTTCAATGAAGTTCGATGGCAATGATGCCTTTTATGATACTGGATTTATACCTGAATTAAGTCAAGTAAGTAATTACACTATATCAATGTGGATAAATCCTGATTCAGTTCCATCAACAACTCAAGCTATTTTCTCTTTTTACTCAAATTCAAACAATAGAATTGAAATGTATCCTGGAAGTGCTGGAACTATAACGTTTGTTAATAGTAGTGGAGGATTGTCGGCTACAGCTGCTGCTTTTCCATCGCCAGCACCATCAAATGGTTGGTATCACGTAGCTTTAGTATATGATGGCACTTTTACAGATCCTGATCCTGTAGTACAAAATCAAGGAAGAATAAAACCGTACATAAACGCAGTTTACACTCCGGCTGGTGTTTCAGGTACACAACAACAACAAACAGCTAATTTAACTGGCAAAAGAGCTACGATAGGCGCTAGAAGCATTAATTACGGTACTCCAACATTAGACTTTAATGGACACATAGATGAAGTAGCTATATTTAGTAGCTCTCTTTCTTCTAATACAATACAATCAATATATGATACTACAATAAATAATCCTGGTAAGGTAGCTGATTTAAGTGAAACACCTGAAGGCGCACCTGCAGCTTGGTATAGAATGGGAGATTAATTATGGGAACAAATTACATAGCACCGATATGGCGAATGCCAAGAAACTTTAACAAAGATAAGTTAAGTAATTATAGTATTGAATTTAGTGGAAGTGAATATATAGATTTAGGAACATCTGTTGATTTAGGTATTAATTCAACTATCTCTTTTTGGTTTAAAAGTAGTTCTGGTAATCCTAACAATACTATAATAGGAGAAGATACTTACACTTTTGATTATTTATTGCAAATAGTGTCAGCAAGTAATGAAGCGAATATAAGAATAGGAAGCGTATTTAAAACATACACAGGTATTACAGAAATAAATGATGGTAATTGGAATCATTGGATTATTGTAAGAAATGGTGATAGCTTAGAATTGTTTATTAATAACACATCAAAAGGCACAAAAACTGGATATGGAACAGGAACAAATACAAAATTTAATAAAATAGGTGCTGAAGGAGATAATCAATTTCCAATATCTGGAGAAATTTCACAAGTATCAGTGTTTAATTATGCTTTAGATTTATCACAAATAAACTACCTATATAACTTAAATAACCCAATGGCTATATCAGGTGCAGAGCCTGTAGCATATTGGCCACTAGGTGACAACTCAAATCCAAATGCACCTGGTAGTTTCCCTAACATTTCAGTTGGCGCAGATAGTGTTTTTGAGTTTGATGGTTCTGTTAAGATTGCAAGTCTTGCAAATAGTGGATTTACAAATAATGATGCAAGGACTTTTTCAGCTTGGGTTAAAACTACAGATACAGGAAATTATAGGACTATAGTACAGGTTGGGCCAGACAATAATAGTAATCAAAATTTTGAACTTGGTGCTTTTGGTGGGTTTTTACATTTTAGTTCTTGGTCTACTTATAATTTAACAGGAAATGTCTCTATAGCAGATGGTAATTGGCATTTTGTATGTATAACTTTTGATGGGTCAGTCATTAATGGATATGTTGATGGTGCTTCTGCTGGTCCTAATTTAACAAATGCTTCTGTAAGTTTAGCAACTACAAACACACCGTATTTTATTGGTGGTTCTGCTACAGGTAACAGTGTTAAATTTTTTAATGGTCAAATATCTAACGTTCAAATTTGGAACACAGAACTTTCATCTTCAGAAGTTACTACTCTTTATAATTCAGGAGTACCACTAACAGGCACACAACCACAAGCAAGTAACTTAAAAGCTTGGTATAAGTTAGACCAATCAGCAAACTGGGAAGCAGATAGTTCAGGAGCTTGGCAGATACCTGATGCAGTTTCAGCATATCCACAGAGTTTTGATTTTGATGGGAGTAATGATTTTATAGATTTAGGAACCACTACTGATTATAATAATGGTGATTTAACTGCTGCTATTTGGGTTAATGCATCAAGCTCAAGGTCATCTACAGTTTATGCTTTTAGTAACTCTGGTTCTCCTTCAATTCCTGGTTTTGATATTAAAGTAAAAACTAATAATCAAGTACAAGTTAGTAGAGTTACAGATACTCAAAACACAGCAAGTGGTTGGTTAAGTATTGGATTTGTTGAAGATTCTTGGCAACATTTAGCATTTACATATAATGAGTCAACAAATTCTTTAAAACTATTTTTAAATGGAGTACTTAAAGATACATCTACAGATAGTCCACATACTCCAAAAACATCAACTGTAAAATTAACTATAGGTTCTTATAAGGGTATAAGTACTTTTTGGCAAGGCCAACTTTCAAATGCACAGATATGGAATACAACATTATCAGATTCACAAATAGAAACACTTTACAACAACGGAGTACCTTTAACAACTGCTATAGCTTCTGATAACTTAAAAGCGTGGTATAAACTTGATAACACAGCTACATTCTCAACTAATTGGGTAGTTGAAAATTCTGCAATAACACCAAATTTTAATAAAGCTATTGATTTTGTTTCAAGTAGTACTCAATATATAGATTTAACAAACACAGGGTTTCCAACAGGCAACGCATCAAGAACAATATCAGCTTGGATAAAATCAGATTCAACTGGTCAAAATAACGAACAGGGTATTTTAAGATATGGTACTACAGCTACAAGACAATTATTTATGATGTCTTTAGCAGCTTCAAGTGGACAATTAAGAGTAGCTACTTATGCTGATGACTTTACATATTCAACTGCTGATTTAAGAGATGACGCTTGGCATCACGTAGCTTTAACTTATGATGGTACATCAATAAAGGGTTATGTAGATGGAAGCTATGTTGGTGTAGAAACAAATACTTTAGTAAATACAACTGCTAATTCGCCAGCTATTGGTAATTGGAATGGCGCAGGATTCACTTTTAATGGTGCTATTTCTAATGTGCTTTTATATACTGAATCTTTAACAGATGCAAATATTCTTACTCTTTATAATAATGGAACACCACAAACTACACCATATGGCTCACCTTTTGGCTGGTGGAAACTTGATAATTTAGTAACTGGTATTCAGGATTCAGGTAGCGGTGGAAATAACGGAACATTAGTCAATAGTCCATTATTAATATCTACAGACGTTAAAGCTGGTAGTGGTATAAGTTCAGGTATGACAGAGCAGAACCTTGTTAATAACAATGTTTCTGTACTAAACGGTGAAAGCGTAGGTATGAACACTACTAATCTAGTTCAAAGTAATTTAACTAGAACACAACCATATAGTAGCTATAGTTTTAATTTTGACGCAGCTCAATCTGATTATTTTGATTGTGGTAACATATTAAATACAACAATTGCAGGTTCTTTTTCTGTTTCAGCTTGGATGAAATCAAGTAACCAAAATAATTATGCAGTAGCATTAAGTAAAAATAATGGCAGCAATGGTTTTAGTATGCAAATGCGAAAAGTAGGCAATAAATTTGCATTTAACTTAAATGACGGTTCTTGGAGTGCTGCTGAGTTTACTGTATCACAAATTGATAATGATGAGTGGTATCACGTGGTTGGCACTTTTGATGGTTCTACTATAAAAATATATGTTAATGGAGCATCTGGAACAAGCAACAGTTCTAGCACGCCAATATCAACTTCAGCAAGTTTTTTCATCGGAAAAGAAACAAATGGAAATAATTTTAATGGTCAAATAAGCAACGTATCAATATTCAATGAAGATCTAAGTCAAGATGATGTATTAAATTTATATAACAATGGCGTACCTCAAAACTTAAATAACTTTAGAATAACTCCAATAGCTTGGTGGCCAATGGATGAACATAGCTCTTACTATGATGGAACGGATTGGGTTGTGAGGGATCTTATAAATGGAAATGATGGTGACGGTGCTAACACAGGTAACGTAGATGATCTCGTAGGAAGTGCACCTGGTTCAGAAGCTAGTGGAACTGGAACTAATTTAACTATCGCAGATTTAAAAGGTAATATGAGTAATAGTGATAAAAACGCATATAGTATTAATATGGCTGATTACGCTGATGGGGTAACTAATCCAGCAAACTCAGGACGTTCTACAAATGTCCCTTAATTTTATTAAATTTGTAAAAAACTAAATAATGGCAACAACATACATAGTAATAGATATTCAAACGCAGACTTCTTTAGTTGATTTTAGTCAGATCAATACAACAAGTTCACAAACTATGAGACGAAATTTAGCTAACTCTCAAAGTATGCTTTCGTATCAAGTAGAACCTAGCTTTATAACCAACGGAACTTTAGTTCCTGTATCGACTCTTAATCACGAAGAGGCAATTGCGTTATTGGCTACTCCAGAGTGGACATCTCCAGAACCAGAAGAATAAAAAAATAATACAATGGCAACAATACCAACAGGAACAAAGTTTCAAGGCATTCCTACAACGAATGATGATCTCAATAGAAGATCTGCGCAATCAAATGCAACTGCTCCAGTATATACTATTTCAGATATCAGAGCATCGGTTGAGCCTGCTGTTCAAGCTACGGGAACTGAAATTAGCTTTACGAAAACTGAAATTTACAATACTTCATCAGCACCTGCAACAGGAAACATTACAAATGATTTAACTGGTGCTCAATTAGGAATAGTTCAAAAGATTTATCACAACGCAGGAACATCTCCTACTGTACCAGCAGGATGGGTTTTAATAGGAAGTGGAACATATACCACATCAGCTTTAAATCTCATTTTTGCAGAATGGGCAGGTGGAACTAGAGTAGAGTATTGGATAGTATCAACATAATTTTTACGATATGTCCAGACACTACCACAGCCTTTTAAATGTTTTAACTTCGGCTGCATTTAGTTATGCTAAGAACTCTTATCATCAAGATGAAGCTGATCCTACTCCTACGATCACAGGAACTCCAGGGGGCACATTTTCAGCTACTCCTAGCGGTTTAAGTATTAACACTTCTACAGGTACTATTGATCTTGATAATTCTACTATTCAATCTTATACTATTACTTATACCGTTAGTGGTGTTAGTGCTAATTTTAGTTTAAGTGTAACTGCTTCTCCATTTATTGCTAATAACTTTAGTATGGATTTTGATTCTGCAAGTTCACAGTATGTTGATTCAGATAAAGCTTTAGCAAGTTTAGGTAATAGTTATACAGGTGAATTAACATTTAGTGCTTGGGTAAAATTTGATTCTGCTGGCAATAACGGTATTTTATCAGTAACAAGATTTGCAAACACCACTGGACAGATTGGTTTAGTTGCATTCACTAACAAAGTAAGATTTTTTATAAATGGTTATACTTGGTACAAGGAAGCAACTAATATAACTACAACAAGTTCTAATTGGTATCATTTGGCTTTTTCTGTGGTTCTTGGAGATGCTACAAATACAAAAATATATGTTAACGGTCAAGAGCAAGCATCTGGAACTGGTGTGGGAACGATACCTACTTCTATTAATTTAGACACACACAATGGATTTGACGTTAAGACTATTATTGGAGGTTACTTTTCGCCAGTTTTTACACATAATGGCAAGATAGACGAGGTAGCCATTTGGAACGCAGCACTATCTTCAGATGCAGTTACAGAGATTTACAACGCTACAGCAAACAACACAGGCAAGGTATTAGATTTAAACACAGATTCAGGAAATTATACATCCAGTGCAAACTTACAATACTGGAACAGATTAGGAGATTAAATTATGAGTACAAAATACATAGCATCAAACTGGAGATTACCAAACAAAGCAGGAGTAGATTCTTATTTAAATGATAATTATGGGTTGTTTTTTGATATTGGTCAGTACATTGACATAGCAGCTTCAACAGTTTTTGATTTTAACACAAATAATTTTTCTGTATCTTGTTGGGTAAAAAAAGGTGCAAGTTCATCAGGTAATTATCAGCCAATTTTTGATTTTGGAGGTTATTCACAAAGTCCATATAATCAAGGAACAAATATTTATTCTAATAATTCAAACCAAATACACATTTATAATAGAGGAAGCAGTCCAAGTAATTGGTTAACAAGTATTACAACTTCAACAGGTTGGAATAATATTGTTGTGGTTAGAAATGGAGATAATTTAACTGTTTACATAAATAATTCAACAGAGCAAGTAAATCAAACCTTTACAGGTGTTTCAAGTATTAATTTTGGCGGTACTGCAATTAGTAGAATAGGAGGGTCTAATTCTTGGCAAGGAGATATTTCAGAAGTATCAGTTTTTGACTATGCTTTAAGTTCTACACAAATAAGCACTTTATATGGTAGCAGTTCATTAGGTGCTGGGAATCCTATGGCTTTAAAACCTGCTCCTGTCGCATATTATAATCTTGCTGATAATAGTTCAGGAGATCCAATTACACAACCAAATGAAGCGGTAGAAGATGCAAGTGTTTTTGATTTTGATGGTATTTCACAATTTATAAATGCGGGCAATACTACCTATTTAAATGGAGTTACAGAAATGACATTATCTATATGGTTCAATTTAGATGTAGCAGCACAAAATAAAGGTCTTATATCAGATAGACAAAGTACTGGGGGTAATGGACATTTTTCAATAGCTACTAAAGGTATTTCTGGTAATGGTTATAGTTTTAGGTTATATCTTTCTAGGTCTGATGGGGTAGAAGCATCAATCCAAATATCAAATCAACCTTTTACAGCAGGTCAATGGCATAATTTGATAATGACTTTTAATGCAGGAACAGTTATATTTTATGCAGATGGTAGTCTTGCTCCTTCTGCAATTTATAGAGCTAATAATGGTATCCCTTCAACTCTAGGTAGTACTGCTGAATCTTTAGATATTGGAAAGTATTTGACACTTGAGTGGGATGGTTTAATTACCAACGTAGCACTATGGAACAGTGACCAAACTTCAGAAATATCAAACATATATAATTCAGGAGTACCAGCTACATCATACACAAACACACCAACAGCTTGGTATAAGTTAGACCAATCAGCAAACTGGGAAGCAGATAGTACAGGAGCTTGGCAAATACCAGATGCAGTTTCAGCATATCCACAAAGTTTTAGTTTTGATGGGAATAATGATTTTGTTGAATTATCATCTCCTTTAAATTTAACTAATAAAAGTTTTAGTCTTGAAACTTGGATAAAATGGGATGGAGCAGCCTCAAGAAGATCTCTTTTCGGTCATTTAGAAGCGAACGCTACAAAGAAAAATATTCACTGGAGAATATACCCTAATGGTATGTTAAGGTTTGATTTTTATAACAGCTCTATAGATTCATCTGTTGGAGCTATTGAAGCAGACACTTGGAATCATTTATCTATTACTTATGATTATGATACAAGTACTTGCATATGTTATAAAAATGGACAAGAATTAATGCAGGGAACAATAGGCCCCTACATTGGTAGTGTATCTAATAGCAGCACTTTTTTAGGTTGTATGAATAATGGTATTGAAGCTTTTCCTGGAAAAATGTCTTCGTTTAGACAATATGATGTAGTTCTTTCATCTACACAAGTAGAAACACTATACAACAACGGAACTCCCCTAACAACTGCTATAGCTTCTGATAACTTGAAAGCGTGGTATAAACTTGACAACACAGCTACATTCTCAACTAATTGGAGTATTCCAGATGCTTCAGGAAATGGCAACACAGGAACAAGTTCAGGAATGACAGAACAAAATCTTGTTAATAATAATGTTTCTGCATTAAATGGTGAGAGTTCAGGAATGACTTCAGCTAATTTAGTTTTAACTGATCTAACGAGAAACCTACCTTTTGATAGTTACAGTTTTAATTTTGATTCAGCAAGTAGTGATTATATTGATTTGGGCAATAACGCAAATTTATATCCAGCTACAAGTGATATGAGTTATTCATTTTGGTTTAAGTTTGTTACTGGTTCAAGTTATAGGACTATTTTTGGACAAGGAGCAACAGATATAAATGCTTTAAGCACAGGTAATAAAGCTATTTTTATTACAGTATTTGGTGATGAATTAAGAGTTTTTGTAGCATTTGGTCAAAGTGGTTCTTGGGCTATTGATAATGGTGGAGCATTTAACACAAGTAATGCTAACTTTGTTAATAATGAATGGTATCATATAGTTTTTACATTTGACAGAGATGGAGATGGAATAATTTATGTAAATGGTTTTCCTAATGTTACACAAGCAGTTAATGGTTCTTCTACAAGTGTAGATATTACTTCAACAGATATAACAACAATAGCAAGTCCAACACTTGGCTATAATTCACAAATAAGCAACGTATCAATATTTGACGAAGCCCTAACATCTACAGAGGTTATGAAGCTGTATTCAAATGGTATGCCTCAAGATTTAAGTAGTTTTACACCAGCACCTGTAGCTTGGTGGCCATTAGGTTCAAACAGCTTTTGGAATGGTAGTCAATGGACGGTTAGAGATATGATTGGCTCAAATGATGGAACAGGTGTTAATCTTGGACAGGATGCACTTGTAGGAGACAGCCCCAGAAGTGAAGCAAATGGAACAGGCACAAATATGGACATACCTACAAATTTAGAAGGAAGCACAAAATGGAGTGAAAACAATAGCTGGAGTATTAATATGAGCGAAAGCGCAAGAGTAGCAGATACACCATAATGAAACTATCTAAAAACCTATCGCTAAAAGAAATGACTAAGAGCAGAACTGCTTTGCGAAGAGGTATAGATAATAGTCCAACGCCAGAGCATATTGAGAATATGAAGGCCCTAGCAGAAAACATTTTTCAGCCAATTAGAGATCACTTTGAAGTTCCTATATATATTTCTTCTGGATATAGATCTGAAGCTCTTAATAAAGCTATAGGAGGTAGTAAAACATCTCAACATAGCAAAGGACAGGCTATAGATCTAGACAGAGACGCTCACTCTCAGCCACATAACTCAGATTTGTTTATCTTTGTAAAAGATAATTTGGATTTTGATCAAATGATTTGGGAATTTGGAACGGATGAGAATCCTGACTGGGTTCACATTTCTTATAATCCAGTTGGAAAACAAAGAAACCAATTGCTTGTTGCTTACAAAGACAGTAACAACAGAACACGTTACAAACAATGGAAGAAAAAATAAACCAGTTACTGGAAGGGCAAGCAGTAATGAAAAGCCAGCTTGATGAAATTAGCAAGCAAAAGAACGATCACGAAACTAGAATCAGAAGCTTAGAAAAAAAGTTCTGGACTTCATTAGCTATATTTGGTGTAAGTATTGGTACGTTCATTGAAGGAATTCTAAACAAATGAAAACTAAATTAAAAGACACAAAGGTCGGTCAGTTTCTAAAAACAAAAGCACCTAAAATATTAGACGTTATTGGAGATGTATTGCCAGACAGTGGCAGTCTCGGAATCGTAAAAAACCTCATTTCAAAAGATCCTGATTTAACACCTGAAGAAAAAGCAGAGCTACACGCTCAGATAGTAGAGGTTTATAAGTTAGAGGTGGAGGATAGAGATTCAGCAAGAAAAAGAGAAATCGAGGTAGCTAAGGTTAAGAAGTTTGACTTTATGTTCAATTTAACTGGATTGGTCGGTTTAACGGCCTTTGCTTTCTTAGTATATGCCATTGTTTATTTAGAGGTACCGGAGCATAACAAGGAGATATGGATTCACTTAATCGGTATCACAGAAGGCATAGCTTTGAGTATTACTGGATATTTCTATGGTTCAACTATGAAAGACAAAAAATAACTATCTTTGCAATATAACTATACTTAAATTTAATAAAATGAAATTAGAAAAAAACGAACTTAATAACATAACTGAACTTAATAAAAATTTTAATACTTTAAAAGTTTCTTTAGGAGATGCAGAATTACAAAAGTTATCTATAATTGAGGAAATACAAGAAATAAAAAGAAAGTTTCAACTATTAGAAAGAGATCTAGTAGGCAAGTATGGTAAAGATTCTGTAATTGATTTAAAAACTGGAGAAGTTAAAAAGAAAGAAGAAAATGGCTAAAATATCTGATACCTCATCCTATCCATCTATAACCCCAGGAGCTGGGGATTATCTAGTATTAACAGACGTTAGCGATTCTAACAGCACTAAAACAGTAACAATGCAATCCATTGCTGATTTTATTGGTGGAGGAGGTGCATCTATACAGGCTGGGGATGGTATAGACATTGATTTCGGAACTGTTCCGTCTACAATAAGCGCTGATTTAAAATCTAATGGAGGTATTGTATTTGAATCTACAGAGCTTGCTGTAGATTTAGGAGCTTCTTCCATAACGGGCACACTAGCTGTGGGAGATGGAGGAACTGGAGCTACTACACTTACTTCGGGTGGTATATTAAAAGGAAATGGAACATCTTCAATTTCAGCAGATGGAGATATTAATGATTTAGTAAGTGCACAATATTCTACAGGAACAAATGGTTCTATGTATTTTGGTACTATACCTTCTGGATTAAGTGGAACACCTTTATCTAACACATCTATAGGTAATAAAGCTGGAAACTTGTTAACAACAGGGGCTGCTAACACTTTGTTAGGTGAAGGAGCTGGAAACTCAATAACAAGTGGTGACAGTAACGTTGTAATAGGAGCTAGAGCTGATGTATCAGCAGCTGGTGTTTTAGATGCTACTATAGTAGGTCACTTAGCTTTGGGAGCAAGAGATGGGGTTGCTTTAGGTAAAGAAGCAAATGCAGGAAGAGATGGTATAGCCATAGGTAGTGGCGCTGAAGCTTTGGCAAATACGATATCTATTGGATCAAGCGGTCACGGTATAACTTTAGATGCTACTAGTAGAACTACAGATACTTTCTTACCTATAATGATAAATGGAACACAATACTATATACAATTGTATGTTCCATAAAAATAATTTACTTTAATTTAATGAAATGCAAATTAGGAAAATATCAGTTGGACCTGATTACAAATCTGGTTCAATGCACTATATAATAGGTCAAAGTGTTTTAGGAGGAAAATACAGTATACACCACATAAAACACGATATGAAAGAGGGATCCATAAAAATATGGATCATTAAAGAAGATGAGATTTTTTTGTGGAAATCATTTAACTCCACAATGCCTTTTGCCGTTGAGTATAATTTAGATTTTTAATATGAAGTCACCCTTTTGTTTTTTGGTAAACCCTGTAAACAATCAAAGGTATGACAACGTTAAAAAGATAGGTGATGTAAACTTTATTGTATCATCTACAAAAGAAGATCATACGGTTTCAAATAGGTTTGCTAAAGTCATATCTAATCCTATAAATTATAAAGGACCAATAAAGCCAGGAGACACTCTTTTGGTACATCATAATGTATTTAAATTATTTTATGATATGAAAGGAGTGGAGAAAAGCGGTAGAAGTTTTTTAAAAGATAATGAGTTTTTAGTTGATCAAGATCAGTTTTTTGCTTATAAACAAGACGAAAAGTGGTATGCAAATTATGATTATTGCTTTATAAAGCCCTCATTAAAAGAAGAATCTGTTATATTTAGTAATGATACTTATCAACCTTTAACTGGTCGTATTGCAATAAACAACAAATACTTAGAAGATCTTGGATTGAAATTAGGTGATAAAGTTTGTTTCAGACCTAACTCTGAGTATGAGTTTAAAATAGATGATGAAAAAGTTTATAGGGTTAGGTGCAGGAATGTAACGATAAAGTTATGAAGCAAGACGAAATAAAATTAAAAATAATTGAAGCAGGATATAAGGCTGTAGAGCAACTTATTAAAGTAGCTAAAGAAGATATTATTAAGCCTAACCCTGAAGATGAATTAGCGGCAGATAGATTAAAAAATGCAGCTGCTACCAAGAAACTAGCTATCACTGATGCTTTTGATATATTAAATAGAATAGAGACTGAAAAAGAAAATATAAATGGAACTTCTAAAAAAGAAGTAAAAACAACTAACCAAGGATTTGCAGAGAGAAGGTCAAAATAATTTATATAAGATTATAGATAATCTTATTCCTAAAAATGTTTTAGTTAATAAAAACAAAACTAAAAAATGGGAGTATGGTTACAATGATAAGTATGGTATTGTTATTATATCAAAAGATGGAACTCTAGGTGAAATATACAATATTCAAGGATTATTAGTTGGTTTACCTTTGCAACCAAAAAAAGTATATTCTAGATCTAAAAAACAACAAGAACAATATTGGGAAAGACAAGAAGACCATAAAGAACTAAAAAGAATAAATTCTATATTTCAATGGAATGAAAGAGCTTCAGACTTTAAAAACAAGTGGGTAGATTACATTGAGTGCGAGTTTGACAAAAGAGATCTTGGGTATTGGTTTATGAATAATGGGAAACCCACTTACATTACAGGTACGCATTATAATTATTTACAGTGGACCAAAATAGATGTGGGGTATCCAAACTATAGAGAAGCAAATCGTATATTTTATATTTTCTGGGAAGCTTGTAAAGCTGATAAAAGAAGTTTTGGAATGTGTTACTTAAAGATTAGACGTTCTGGTTTTTCTTTTATGGGTTCTTGTGAAGCGGTAAATACAGGAACTATATCTAAAGACTCTAGGATAGGAATATTATCTAAAACAGGTGGAGACGCTAAAAAACTATTCACAGATAAAGTTGTTCCTATATCTAACAATTATCCTTTCTTTTTCAAACCCATACAAGATGGTATGGATAAACCAAAAACAGAGTTAGCGTACAGGGTTCCAGCTAGTAAGATTACAAAAAAAAATATGTATGAGACGGAAGAAGTTGAGTTAGAGGGTCTTGACACCACAATTGACTGGAAAAACACTTCAGATAACTCATACGATGGAGAGAAACTACAACTACTTATACACGATGAAAGTGGTAAGTGGGATAAGCCCGATAACATACTTAACAACTGGAGGGTTACTAAAACTTGTTTGAGGCTGGGTAGCAAGATTATAGGAAAGTGTATGATGGGTTCTACTTCTAATGCACTAGACAAGGGTGGAGATAATTTTAAAAAACTATACTACGATTCTGATGTGACTAAAAGAAATGCAAATGGTCAGACTAAGAGTGGTTTATATTCTTTGTTTATTCCTATGGAATATAACTTTGAAGGATATATAGATCGTTATGGTATGCCAGTTTTAGATACACCTACTAATCCGGTTGTTGGTAATGATGGAGAATACATATATATAGGTGCTGTAAACTATTGGGAAAATGAAGTAGCCTCACTAAAGAATGATGCAGATGCACTAAATGAATTTTATCGTCAGTTTCCAAGAACAGAGTCACACGCATTTAGAGATGAAAGTAAACAATCTCTTTTTAACCTAACTAAGATATATCAACAAATAGATTATAATGATTCTTTAATAAAAGAACATTACTTAACTAGAGGTTCATTTCATTGGCAGAACGGAGTAAAAGATACAAAAGTGATTTGGTCTCCTGATCCAAAAGGTAGATTTTTAGTAAGTTGGGTTCCTAAAAATAATTTGCAAAACAAAAAAGAAAGTCGTAACGGAAGATATTTTCCTGGAAATGAACACTTAGGTGCTTTTGGCTGTGATAGTTATGATATATCTGGAACTGTAGGTGGAGGAGGTTCTAATGGAGCATTACACGGTATGACAAAATACCATATGGATGAAGCTCCAACTAATGAGTTTTTTCTAGAGTATGTCGCTAGACCACAAACAGCAGAGATATTTTTCGAAGAAGTATTAATGGCTTGTGTTTTTTATGGTATGCCTATACTGGTAGAGAACAATAAACCTAGGTTGCTTTATCACTTTAAAAACAGAGGATATAGAGGATATTGTATGAATAGACCGGACAAAAGATATAGTAAACTATCTGTATCTGAAAAAGAATTAGGAGGTATACCAAATACAAGTGAAGACGTAAAGCAAGCTCACGCAGCAGCCATTGAAGCATATATTGAAAAGTATGTAGGTTTTGATTTGGAAGGAATACAAAGAGAATCCGATTGTATCGGGTCTATGTACTTTACAAGAACCCTTGAAGATTGGGCTAGATTTGATATAAACAAAAGGACAAAGTTTGATGCTACAATTAGCTCAGGATTAGCTATAATGGCTAATCAAAAACATCTATACCAGCCGGTGGTAAAAGAGTCAAAAATAAGCATTAACTTTGCAAGATACACAAATAAAGGAAATTTAAGTGAATTAATAAGATAATGAAGAACATTGAAATACAAGTACAGTCTACAAGTTTTCCTAATCAATTTGCTTCAGACGCAGAAAAAGAAACGTTAGAATATGGTTTGAAAATCGGTCAAGCCATACAATATGAATGGTTTAGAAACGGAGGGAGTGCCTACTCTTGTCGTTTCTACGATCAATACAATAAGTTTTTACAATTAAGATTGTATGCGAGAGGAGAACAGTCTGTTGCTAAGTACAAAAACGAACTTGCTATAGATGGTGATTTATCTTATTTGAATTTAGACTGGACACCAATCCCTGTTTTGCCAAAGTTTGTAGATATTGTAGTAAACGGAATGGCAGATAGGTTATTTACAGTAAAAGCTTATGCTCAAGATGCCTTATCAATGGATATGAGAAGTGGATATCAAAAGCAAATTCAATATGATATGAATAACCAAGAGCTTTTTAAAGATATGCAAAAAAGTTTTGGTTTAGATTTATTTGTTAGTGGAGTTCAAGATTTACCAGAAAACGACAATGAATTACAGCTTCATATGCAATTAAACTACAAACCTTCTATTGAAATTGCAGAAGAAGAAGCTATAAATACCATATTTGAAGAAAATCAATTTTTGGATATAAAAAAGAGAGTAAATTATGATATGACTGTTTTAGGTATTGGTGTAATGAAACAACAGTTTTTAGCTGGAGAAGGTGTAAAAATAGATTATGTTGACCCAGCTAATGTGGTATACAGTTATACTGAAGATCCATATTTTAAAGATTGTTTTTATTGGGGTGAAGTAAAAACAGTTCCTATTGCAGAATTATTAAAAATAGATCCATCATTAACGAATGACGAACTTGAAACTATTGCTAAACACAGTCAGTTATGGTATGACTATTATAACCTCAATAGATTTTATGACAATACTTTATTTCAGAAAAATACTGCTACACTTCTTTATTTTAATTACAAAACATTTAAAAAGTTTGTTTATAAGAAAAAGAAGTTTGAAAATGGTCAATACAAAATAATTGAAAAAGACGAAGGTTTCAACCCTCCACAAGAAATGATGGATGAGGGAAATTTTGAAAGAGTAGAAAAGAAAATTGAAGTTTGGTACGAAGGTATAATGGTAATGGGTTCCAATATTATGTTGAAATGGGAACTAGCCAAAAATATGGTTAGACCAAAATCAGCCTCACAACACGCTAGACCTGCTTTTGTAGCTTGTGCTCCTAGAATGTATAAAGGAAGTATTGAATCTTTAGTTAGAAGAATGATTCCTTTTGCAGACCAAATACAAATCACACATTTAAAACTACAGCAAGTTGTAGCTAAGATGGTCCCAGATGGTGTATTTATTGATGCGGATGGATTAAATGAAGTAGATCTTGGGACTGGAGCAGCATATAACCCAGAAGATGCACTTAGATTGTACTTTCAAACGGGTAGTGTAGTGGGTAGAAGTTATACTCAAGATGGAGAATTCAATAATGCTAGAGTGCCAATTCAACCACTGACAGGAAACACTGGTGAAAGAAAAATGGCTGCTTTAATAAATAATTACAATCATTATTTAAATATGATTAGAACCGTAACTGGATTGAATGAAGCTAGAGACGGAAGTACCCCAGACCCAAATTCATTGGTTGGTTTACAGAAATTGGCTGCTCTTAATTCTAATACAGCTACTAGACACATACTTGATGCTACTTTATATATGAGCAAAACAATGGCTGAAAATATATCAATGAGAGTTTCTGACATTCTTGAATATTCAGATTTTAAAGAAGAGTTTATAAATCAAATTGGAAAATACAATGTATCTAGATTAAATGATATAAAAGATTTATATATATATGATTTTGGTATTTTTATAGAAATAGCACCAGATGAAGAACAAAGAGCCCAGTTAGAAGCCAACATACAAATGGCTTTGTCAAAAACTGACATTAGTTTAGAGGACGCCATTGATATCAGAGAAGTAAAAAATATTAAAGTTGCTAATCAATTATTAAAATTAAAAAGAAAACAAAAGCAACAACAAGACAGAAAAGATCAAGCTATGCAACAGCAAATGCAAGCTCAAACTCAATTTCAATCTCAGCAAATGGCTGCTCAAGCAGCTCAACAAAAAATGCAAATGGAAGGGCAAATTAAAATGCAGTCTAAACAAGCAGAAGCTGCATTTGAGATTGAAAAGTTACAAAATGAAGCTGCTCTCAAAAAAGAGTTAATGGATCACGAATTTAATTTGCAAATGCAATTAAAGGGAGTGGAAGAAAAAGCCCTTAACAAAAGAGAGAAAGAAAGAGAAGATGGAAAGTCTAAAAGAATAAGTCAGCAAAATACGCAACAGTCTAAACTAATTCAACAGAGAAAAGATAATTTAGCACCAATAAATTTTGAATCTAATGAGGATACGTTAGATGGGTTCGACTTTGCAGAGTTTGAACCTCGGTAATATAATAAAATTATTATTAACTTTGTAAAAAAAATCAAATTAAATGGAAATTAAAGTAAAAGCAGTGGAGGATGTTCCACAAAAATCTGTTCAACAAGTGGAAGAAGAATTACTTCAAAAACACGAAGAACAGGTAGAGGGTAAAGTAGAAGAAAAAATAGAAGAGCCAAAAGAAGAGGTTGCAGTCGAAAATGCTGCTGCTGAATTTGGGGAAAAACAAGTTCTTTCATTTATTAAAGACAGATACGACAAAGAGATTAATTCTTTGAATGACCTTTTTGATCAAAAGAATAATAATTCGGATTTGCCTGAAGATGTAAAATCTTATTTGGATTACAAAAAAGAAACTGGACGAAGTTATGCAGACTTTATGGCATTGAACAAAGATTATTCTAAAGAAGATCCAGAAAAGGTTTTATTTAGTTATTATTCTGAGCAAGATCCAGAATTAGATGAAGATGAAATAAAATTTTTACTTGACTCTAAATTTAAATCTGATGAAAATGTAGACTCAGAATATGATATAAAACAAAAAGGAATTCAAAAGAAAAAAGAGCTTTCAAAAGCATTGAAGTATTTTGAGGATCAAAAAAGTAAGTATAAAACTTCTGTTGAGTCAACAGAAGAAACTTCTTTTAAGTCTTCGGAAGACTACAAAGCTTTTCAAGAATACAAGGAGAATACAATAAAAAGTTCTGAGCTAACTAAAAAGAGATCAGAAAATTTTAAAAACAAAACAAAAAGTCTTTTCGGAGAAGAGTTTAAAGGTTTTAAGTTCAACATTGAAGATAAGGATTATGTTTTTACTCCAGGAGATAGAAATGAGTTAATGAAATCTCAATCTGACATTGGTAATTTTTTAAACAAATTTACTAATGATCAAGGAGAGCTTTCTGACGTGAATGGATATCACCGGTCATTAGCTTTAGCTATGAACCCTGATAAGTTTGCAAAGTTTTTCTATGATGCAGGAAAAAGTGAAGCATTGGATAATCAAAACAAAAAAATGAAAAACATTGATTTGAAGATGAGATCTGCTCCAGAAACCACAGTAAAACAAGGGCTCAAAATTAAAGCGGTGACTCCAACCTCAAGGCGAGGTTTAGTAATAAAGTCAAACCGAAAATAAAAACATAAAAAATGAGTTTAAATTTACCTGGCTTTGCGTTACAGCCTAGTGCTACTAAAGTACCTAGTGCTACTAACTACTTAGCCAATTTTAATTTCTTAAACCAATATCTTCCTGACACTTATGAAAAAGAGTTTGAAAGATATGGTAATAGAACGATAAGCGGTTTCCTTCGAATGACGGGAGCTGAAATGCCTTCTAACTCTGACCTTATTAAATGGGCAGAGCAAGGAAGATTGCATATTAAATATACAGACGTATCTACGCCAGCTGCTGCTGCAGATGACACTGCTACTTTTACTGTAGCTGATGCGTTAATTCCTGCAAACCAAGTATTCAATCCTGCTGATGCATCTGAAATTGCTATTAGAATAGGGAATACTGTTATGATTTCTGGTAACACTGGTTTTGCTGGTATTTCTAACAAAGGTATCGTAACTGCAGTTACTGCTACTACTTTCACTGTTAAGTTTTACGAAGGCGGTGGATATACTGGTGTTGGTACTGGAGTTGATGCAAATGAAAAAGTAACTGTTTGGATTTATGGATCTGAATTTAAAAAAGGTCAAAATGGGATGTCAGGATCTCTTGAGCCATTTGATACTATTTTAGAAAACAATCCTATTATCTTAAAAGACAATTACGAAGTAAATGGATCTGATATGGCACAAATCGGGTGGATCGAAGTATCTACTGAAGATGGTGCTGATGGATACCTTTGGTATTTAAAAGCGGAGCACGAAACACGAATGAGATTTGATGATTACTTAGAATCAGCAATGATCGAAGCTGTTCCTGCGCAAGCTGCATCAGGGGCTATTGGAGATTCTTTCAAAGGTTCAGAAGGTCTTTTTCACGCTATAGAGCAAAGAGGAAACGTTTTTACTGGAGCTTTAGCTGCATTAGCTGATTTTGACGATATCGTTGAAAGACTAGATAAGCAAGGAGCTATTGAAGAGAATGTATTGTTCTTAAACAGATCTACTTCTTTTGCAATTGATGATATGTTAGCTGCTCAAAACTCTTATGGTGCAGGTGGTACTTCTTACGGATTATTTGATAATGACCAAGAAATGGCACTAAACTTAGGTTTCACTGGATTCCGAAGAGGATATGACTTCTACAAATCAGATTGGAAATATCTTAACGATCCTACTATGCGAGGTGGTTTAGTTGGTGGAGCTATTGAAGGTGTATTAGTACCTGCTGGTTCAACTAATGTATACGACCAAGTATTAGGAAGAAACGCTAAGAGACCATTCTTACACGTAAGATATAGAGCTTCAGAAACTGAAGACAGAAGATATAAGTCTTGGATAACTGGATCTGCTGGTGGCGCTGCTACTACTGATCAAGATGTTATGAGAGTTAACTTCTTATCTGAAAGAGCACTTTGTACTATGGGTGCAAATAACTTCTTGTTATTGAAGTAATAGTACTTTAAGAGGGGGGCTTTTTTAGCCCTCCTTTTTTTAATTTAATTAAATTTAATGTAATGAAAAAAGAAATAAAAGACAGAACGTATAGGCTACGTAATAATGTAAAGCCTTTGAGTTACACTCTTAACTCAAGAAACAGCAGAAGAAAACCCCTTTTACATTTTGATGGAACAACAAGTAGACCACTCAGGTATGCTTCAAATCAAAAGTCACCCTTTGAAGATGAGCAGGATGCTAATGTGGTTTTAGAACCTGTTGTTTTTGAAGATGGTATGTTGTTTGTACCAAAAAACAACCCTGTATTACAAGAGTTTTTATATTATCACCCTGCAAACGGGCAAATATTTGAAGAAATAGATAAAGAAAAAGATGCTCAAGAAGAGGTGCAATATTTAGAATTAGAAGCTAAAGCACAGAAAGAAGCGGCTGAACTTACTTTTGAAAAAATGGAATCTTTAGCTAGAGTATATTTAAATGTAGATACTAGGATTGCTGCATCTTCTGAAATAAAAAGAGATGTACTATTGTTTGCAAGAAACAATCCTGAAGACTTTTTAAACTCACTAGAAGATCCAGATTTAGATTTATTTGATAATATTGATAAAATATTTCAGCAAGGTTTATTAAAGACCAGGAACAATGACAAAGAGATTTTTTACAATTTAAAATCTAAGAAAACAAAGTTGTGCAGTATTCCATTTGGTGAGACTCCATCTTCAGTGTTAAGTAGTTTTTTCAAAAAAGAAAATAACGTTGAAATATATGAAGCATTAGTTAAAATGTTAAAATAAAATTTGTTATATTTGTAGTGATTTAATTGTTTGTTTTAATCACAACTCTACTTATCCTTACAATCAAGCCCCACTCACTACAGTGGGGTTTTTTTATTACCTTTGTTTTTTATTAACCAACTTAATTTTTTAAACAATGCAAAAGTTTTTAAGTATACCTGTAACAAATGAGCAAAACCAGTTGGTTTCTGCTACAGATGTTAAATTAATCGAACAAGCTTCTACGACTACAGTAACAATTACTTACGGTGGTGGAAAAGTAACAACTATCACTCACGGTACAGCTCCAGCTGGAAATGAGGAAATGAGAGACAAAATCCAAGATGAAGTGGTTGAAGCACTACAGCAAACTTGGAAAAGTGTAATAAAGCAAGTAGCTGATTTACCATACGCAGTATCTGGGATTGCTATATCATAAAATAATGGAAAAGTTTTTAAACGTACAAGTCCAGGATTTTATAGTTAGCGGAACTTCGATTACTGCAGGAGGAGTTAATTACTTAACTGATAACGGAGGTGAATTTGCTAATGTAGCTTCTGGTGACATTATTCATCAAACTACAAATAATCAATTTTATCTAGTAGATCAAAAAGTAGATAATAATAACGTTACAATTACTGCAATTACCTTATTTGCACCAGCATCTATTGCGTCTGGTAAAGCATATTCAGTATATTCTGCAACAGAGTTTAATCACCAAATGATATCTGTAAGTAATGTAGCTCTTATTGAACAGGCAGTGGCTAATCAAACAGTTTTAAAATTTGATGATGTTGCAGCCGTAGATACACTAACTATAGTTCATACTGATGTCCCTCTTCTTAGTGAATACGTTAGGGATTTAGTAGAAGATGAAATGGTAAAAGCTTATCAAACACATTGGAAAGATGTGTTGCATACTATAGACACCACTCCATACTTCGTTACTAATATTACTATAGCTTAATTTAGTTCAAACATAGAAGAGCGTCTTATCAGATGCTCTTCTTTTTTTTGATTATCTTTGTAAAAAAGGTATTTAGATGATCAATGAAGTAAGAAACACAGTATTATCTATTTTAAATAAAAATAACTACGGATATATTTCACCTTCTGATTTTAACTTGTTTGCTAAACAAGCTCAACTAGACATATTCGAACAATATTTTTATGGATATAATAGACAAATTAACCAGCAAAACAATAGGCTAGGAAGGCTTTCTGGAAGTGGTTTAGCTGACCTAAAAAAGCAATTAGCAGAAGTAATAGATACTTTTACTATGCAAACTACTATTTCTCAAGCAGCTGGTGTTTATCCACTCCCTGATGATTGGTACACATTGTTAGATTTACTCAGTGGAACTACTATAGTAGAAAGAGTTAATGAGTCGAAAATAAACTTACTAAACTCATCACTATTAACTGCCCCATCTGAAGAGTTTCCAGCTTACGTATTTCAACCTAGTGTATCGCCATCCACAAACTTATCTAACTCTTTAAGGGTTTATCCTAACACCATTGTAGGAAACTTAATTTTGCAATACATTAGATACCCTAAAGACCCAAAATGGACTTTTACTTCTCTTTTATTAGGAGAGCCTATATTTGATCAATCACAACCAGACTACCAAGACTTTGAGTTGCCTATGTCTGACTATGATGAATTGGTAACTAGAATACTCAAGTACAGCGGCTTATCTATAAGAGAAGCTGCGATTGTTGCAGACGCTAATGCAACTGAAGTATTAACTACACAAACTGAAACATAATGGCTTACATTTCTCAGTATCAATATTATGAAAATAATGGCAATCAACCTCAAAACAAAAACTGGGGTTCTTATCAGTATGTATCTTTAAAAGATATTGTCAATAATTATTTGTTAATGTACCACGACAATAATAATTTAACAACTAACGAAGAAAGGTACAAGATATTATTTCACGCCAAAAGAGCAATACAAGAATTAAATTACGATGCTTTTAAGGAAATTAAAATTTTAGAACTTGAAGTTTGTGATGACACTTTAAGATATATATTACCATCTGATTATGTAAATTGGGTGAGAATATCTATTTATCACAACGGAGTTTTATTTCCTTTAACAGAAAATATTCAGACAAATTATGCAGAGGCATATTTACAAGATAATGATTGTAATATTTTATTTGACCAAAACGGAAATGTCTTGAAACCAAATGATTCTAACATTGATATGGATAGAATTAAAAAAAGAAAAAAGAGTATATACCTAAATGAATCTAGTCCTTTTCACGGACAATATGGTTGGTATCTTGAAGAAGCTGGTTGTTGGGCTTTTACTTATGCTTTTGGAAGACGATTTGGTTTAAATACAGAAACCGCAAATGCTTTACCTACTTTTAGAATAGATAATAAAGGTGGTGTTATTAATTTTAGCAGTGGAGCTGGTGGTAAAACAGTTATACTAGAATATGTTTCTGATGGTATGGAAAATGGAAACAACTCTTCGATAACTGTAAATAAATTGTTTGAAGAATTTATATATGCTTATATTACATATTCATTATTAAATTCTAAATTAGGTATTCCTGAATACCAAGTGCAAAGAGCTAGAAGAAACAAAAGTTCTTTACTTAGAAATGCGAAGATTAGAATGAGCAACATACATCCAGGTAGGTTGTTAATGAATCTAAGAGGTCAGGATAAAATAATTAAGTAGAATGAAGACAGTAAGTACTTTTTTAAAGGGCGTAATGAATAAGTCCGATGATGAAAGGATTTTAGCTCCAGGAGAATACATTGATGCTTTAAATTTACGTACTGGTTCTACCGCTGTTTCAGAAGTTGGTTCATTAGAAAAAGCAAAAGGAAACGAAAAATTAACTGACATTACATTTCAAGGAACAGCTTTATCATCTGAAGCTGTTTGCATTGGTAGTTACGCTGACCAGATATCTAATAATATCTATTGGTTTATTAATGACCCAAACAATGGTGATTTAATTGTGTCTTACAATGTAGTAACAGGAAACATTATATATCACGTTTTATCAGTTAGTGTTTTAAACTTTAATAAGACTTATCACATAAATGGTGTTAACTTGATTGGTGATTTACTTTTTTGGACAGATGACTATAATCCTCCTAGAAAAATAAACGTAAAAAGAACTTATGGGTTGCCTACTGGTGGTAGTGATACTATTGTGGAAGATGACTTATCTGTCATTGTAAAACCACCTTCAGAAAAACCTACTGTTATTTTAACAGAATCTCCTCCTTTAGAAGAAGGTTATGTTTTTGATAATTTCCTGTGTTTTGCATACAGATACCGATATTTAGATGGGGAGTACAGTGCTTTATCACAGTTTACTTCTCCTGCATTTAGACCTCAAGATGAATTTGATTTTGATTTTTCTACATCTTTAAATGATTCAATGCAAAATAAATTTAATTCTTTAACTCTTCAGTTTAATACTGGGGATAAAAGAGTCACAGATATAGAGCTTTGTTTTAAAGATTCTAATAATGATGTTATAAAAGTTATAGACAGTTATAATAAAGCTGAAAATGGGTGGGTAAATAATGCCACACAAAGTATTTTATTTAAAGATAAAAAAATTAAAAACGTATTAGCAACTTCAGAGATATTAAGACTTTTTGATAATGTTCCTAGATTTGCTAAAGCTCAGACTTTTCAGTCTAATAGATTGATGTATGGTAACTATGTAGATGGATACAACATAAAAGATTCTAATGGTAATGATATAAACATTAATTTTAATTCAGAACTTTTTCAACCTAGTCAGGAAAGCCCCCTAACAAACACATCTACTTCTTCAAATATTGTAGGGACAATAACAGATTCCGATTACTTAATGGGAAATCCTGGTGTAACAAATACCATTAGCGACACTGAAGCCACTTTTGATTTTACTGGGGTTCAATTTACGGCTGGAACTTTAATTACATTTAGTTGTTCCATTGTTTCTGGATTACAATCAGAAGTGGTAAACGACAATGCTGCCCTTTTAAACCTAAATGTAACTAGATCCAATCCAGTTATAGCAAACGTTGGATTTTCGTTTTATATAAATGACTCCTATGCTAATGCATACGATTTTTTTAACAGTGATGAATTTGAAAGAGCTTTTGGGATTGGCCCTGCTAATATTGCACCTACAAAGTCTTTTACTTCTTTTACCAGCGCAGGAAGTGGATCTCCACCGACAGTTACAGATATTATAAATAATGGGTCTTTATTAAACCCAGCTGGAAATACGGTTACGGGTACAACCGCAAATCCTGTAAACTCAGCTGCTAATTTTGCATCGCCCAACAACCCTACAGGTTGTCAAGATGGAACTTCTATATCTCCTCCAAATTATCCTGTTGGACAAACAGGTTTTAAGATAACCACTGTTGCACCTCCAAACAATGATACCAATAAAATAACAATGCAACTTCCTATGCCTGTTTACTACAGTACACCAGGTAGTGCAGGTGGAGTTTTTTCTTTTGAAGGTGTTAGGTATCAGGCTTCAGCTCCTCCGTTTTTTACAGTAAATGGTCTTTCTGATAAAAAGAGTTTACATAGTAACAGGGATTACGATATTGGTCTTATATATATGGATGAATACAATAGATCTTCTACTCCATTATTAAGTAACAACAGTAGTTTTAAAGTGCCAGCTTCAAATTCTGTTATACAAAACAAAGCAAAAACTACTATCCCCCCATCAATGAATCCTCCTTCTTGGGCTAAAAAATATAAATTTGCTATCAAACCCTCTGGTCTTGATTATGACACTATATATGCTGTAAGAGCATATCCAGATGCCGATGAAGTTGATTTTTTTTGGTGTCTATTAGAAGGAGAACAAGCTGCTAAAGTTACTGAAGGTCAAATACTAATAGCTAAAAACGATGGCAACTCACCGAAAAGTAATTACGAAGAAGTAGTTGTTATAACAAAAACTACACAACCTAATATTAATTCTAGTACATATAATTTTCCAGCTGGAGTTTATATTAAGTTGAAAAGAACTACCAGTTATGACCCTATAGGGGGAGATTTTAAATCAGTAAATGTTGAGGAGGTAAAATCTGAGCAAGGATCTTCTCTAGCTCCTCAATATGCTAATTTGTGTTTAGATTTATCGCCTATGCTTACAGGCCCCTGGACAACAGGTATTATTCCTGTAGGTACTTACATTACAATTGACGTTTTATTTGAGAGAGAAAAGGCTGATACTTTTCTTTTTACTGCTTGTAAAGAAATAGGTTATCAACATTTAAAAATAACTAAAAGAGCAAATAAAGATTATAATGTGTCAACAGGACCTCCTGGTAACAATTTTAGAAGTAACTTAACTCAAATGATTGTTGATCAGTTTGTTCCTGGATTTAATGGTGATTTTCCTGTGTCAAACATATTTTTTGGTCCAAACTCAGAGCCTGAGTTTCCTATTAAATTTACTGGAGAAATTATTCAAACTCCTTCCGCTAATAAGCCACTTGGAGATTATCACGTAATAACTTTAAATCCATCGAATACTCCAGGAAATCCAGCTATTGGATTTGCTTGTAATTACCAAGCTTGCACTAGTGCAGTTAGTCCTACAGAACTTGATTTTGCTCCTAGTAAAATTTCAGCTAGTATTACAATATCAGAACAAATATCTCAACCACTTGTTTTTGAAACAGAGCCAGTTGAATCAAATCCTAATTTCTTTTTTGAAGGAGAAGAATCTTATGAAATAACAAACGGCAAACACCAAGGAAATTTTCAAAATCAATTTGATTGGGATTTTCACGACAATGCTCAAAACAATGCGTATAGAACTTTAGCTTCATTACCTCCTTCTCCTAATGGATATGGTGGTAATGTGGCTTTTTCAGACTCAACAGTAGTAGGTGGAAATAACACTCCTCATTCTTACTCTGTGGGTGATACCGTTATAATAAACCAAAGTGTTGGCTTTACTCACACAGAATATCAAGGAGAACACACAGTTGTAGAGATACCTGATCAATATACCATTGTTATAGATGTTGCTTTTCAAGGATCAACATCTCAACAAGGTGGATCAGCTAATTCACCTGCCATTATTATAAATGAATTTTATGACTGTTTTACATTTAGAAATGGAGTAGAAAGTATTAGAATATTAGATTCTATTAAAAAACAAAACTTTACTATAGGAAACAGAGTTTATGGAGTGTCTGATGAAGAGTTCAAAGAAGCTGATAGAGGAGCTTCTGTAACGTATAGTGGGTTATTTAACTTAGAAGGAAATATTAATCGTTTAAATTCTTTTAATTTAGGAAACTTAAACTTTAAAGATTTAGACAATAGGTATGGAGATATACAAATATTAGATGGTAGAAAATCTGATTTATTGGCTTTACAAGAAAATAAAATATCTTATGTTCTTGCAGAAAAAACTCAATTACTAAACTCTGATGGAAGCGCAAATATATCAGCATCTACAAATGTGTTAGGAACTCAAATTGCTAGAGTTGAAGAGTATGGTATTAGTAGAAACCCAGAAAGTTATGTACAATATGGTGTTGGTAAATATTTCACAGACTCTGCTAGAGGTGCTGTTATAGAGCTTCGTGGAGATTCGTACAGTAATGAACAGCTTAGTGTAGTTTCAAATTTTGGGTTGAGAAGTTGGTTTAGGGATTTATTTATTGAATATCCAAACACACAAAAAATAGGTTCTTACGACCCTTTTATTGACGAATATGTTTTATCTTCTAATGAAATTAAATTACCCCAAGAGATAAAACTATACAACTGTGGAAATATATTAACTTTTACAACAAGAAAAGATAATGTAAATTACATTGTAGATTACGGAACTGGTGTAGGTTCAGGAAGTCTTGGATATGATATTTCTGCAGGTGAGATTACATTAAACGTAACTTATGATGGAACCACCGCTACCACAGGAGCTGTTACTGGTAGTGGAACTTTAAACTTTACAAAAGACAAAGCGTCTGTAGAAGAAGCTAATGTTGAGGTAGTTGTGAGTAATCCAAGTGTAACACCAGCTACTTTTCAATTAACAAACACTTGTATTAATGCTGCTGAATTTTCAGTTGTTTTAGTAACTGTTTATAATCCTGCTGATGCTGGAAAACAAATAACCAATAAGTTTAGATGGTCTAATTCAGAGCCTTTTGCAAGCCCATTGTATTCGGATACCATTATTTTTGAAACTGACATTATCCCTGGAAAAACAGCCGGCAACTATGTAGCTCAGTATGAAATTATATCAGGTCAAGAAGGTGTTAATATGATACCGACCACAGGTTTGGTTACAGGATCTGTTTCTTCAGTGGTGGATGTTATTACTTCCAAGGAAGTTTCTGACACGTATGATTTTGATCCTACTAGTAACAGGCAAATGTATTTTTGGAGTAACATATTATACCAAAATGAGCCAACTAATATTAATGCTTTGCTTACAGCAGCCAACAATATTTCTGGCACATCTGAAATAACAAATGGTGTGTATTCAGGTTCATTTAATTTTAATCCTTCTGCACCACCTCCAGCTTTAAATTATCTTTATATTATATATGATTATTTTACATAATGTCAGAATATACTTTAACATATAGCCCACAAGACAAAGGATGGCCTTCTTTTTATTCTTTTATACCAGAGTCTATGGTAGGTCTAAATAATTATTTTTATTCATTTAAAAATGGTCAGTTATACCGACACAATACTAATGAAAATAGAGCTAATTTTTATAATGTTCAGTATGACTCTACTGTTACTAGTGTGTTTAATCAATCTCCTTTGCAAAATAAATTATTTAAAACTCTTGAAATACAATCAGACACAAAGTGGAAAGCTAATTTAGAAACTGATTTATTAGACTCTCAAGGAGTTGTTCAAAAAGCATTAATAGAAAATAATTATTTTGAAACTAAAGAAGGAAACCAATTTGCATTTATTAGATATGTAAGTAATGATGTTGACTTTTTAATAAGATATGCAAATGGTATTGCTAGTTGTACAACAGTAACCAATATAGGTGGTAATTTATATGAAATAGCTTTTGGAGTTGGTGTTCAAATAGACTCTATACTCAGTGTAGGTGATACTATATTTTCTCCAGGAGTTGCTCCTTCTGGTGTAAAAGCATCTGGAACAGTTACAGCTGTTAATCGTTCTACAAATATTATAACTATAGAAGCAGTTTTACCTATTTTACCGCCATTAAATGGTGAATTTATAATGTATGTTAAAAATACGGTGGCTGAATCACACGGTGTAAGAGGTCATTATATGAAATATACATTAACAAGTCAGGATAGATTTCCTTCAGAATTGTTTTCTGTAGTGTCAGATGCGATGATGAGTCACCCTACTTTACGTAAAAATTAACTATATTTGCATTTAAAGCTTACTTAAAAACAAACTCTTTATGGATCCACTCACAGCAAAGATATTATTGACTTTAGGACTTCAAGCTGCTAGCGGTATTGGAGATTTAGTTAGTGCAAACAAATCAAGAGAGTTAATGCAAGATGCTGAAGATGCTGCAAGTTTAGCTGTGGAAGATGCTATGAAACAAGCTAAAATAAATGCTGAAAAATTAAGAACAGTAAACGAAGATATATATACACCACAAATAGAAGCTACATCACAATCAGCTTCTCAAATATTGGAAAACGTAGGCGGTGATTTTAGAACAGCTTTAGCTTTAGCACCTGGATTACAACAACAAGTTAGTAAGACTCAGCAAGATATATTTGCTCAAAGACAAAAAGATATTCAACAACTCGAATCTGATATAGCAACTGAAGAACAAGCTGTTGCAAAAAGAATTCAGGATATTCAGTTAGAGAGAGCTAAAGGTGCTCAAATAGCTGCTGCTCAATTTGAACAACAAAAAGCAGCTCAAATGCAAAGAGGTTTTGAAGCTTTTGGTGAAGCAGGTGCTGAATTATTTAATTACTTAGCATAAAAAATGGCAAAAGAATTTTACGGATATGTTGAAAGAGAACGACCTACCGCTGTAAATTGGTCAGATGTAACTAAAAAAATAACTGATAAATTAGAAGAGGGAGAGAAAGCTAGGCTGGAAGAAAGAAGTGGAGTAATATCCGCTGCCAAAGAGTTAGAAGAAGGAATAGAAGGGTTAAAAACTTCAGAAAGAGCATCTCAGCAAGTTTTTGTATCTAATGTAGGGTATTCTCTAGCAAATGCCAATGAGGCCCTGAAAGATCAAATGTTAGATAAAGAGATATCTCAAAAGGATTACAACATTGCTTATGCTGATTTAAAAGGGCAATACAATTTATTTAAAAGCTTTAATCAAAATTACAACACCTCATATCAAAAATATCAAAAAGGTATTCAATCAGGAGATTATCAAGCTGTTAATATGGCTATGGGTGATTTATTGCAAAAGTTTGGTCAGGTTGATAATTTAGAACCTAAGTTTCAAAATGGAAGATTAGTTTTTCAAAGATACGATATTAGTAATCAACCTGTTGGAGACCCGATGACTATGAAGGATTTAAATGGTTTAATGTTATTTGAGCCTGATAAATTTGATGCTACTGCAGAAGTTGCTGATGTAAGTAAAACAATACAGAAAGGAGCTAGTAAAACTAGCCCAGATGGTAAAACAATTATTCTTGATCCCTCGGCAAACCCTAATTTTAATAAAGCATTAAAAGATTTGTCTGCTTCTAAATTTGCTGATCAAGGACAAGTAAGAGCTGCTAACTACTTAGTTCAAGACAATGTAAGTGGTTATAAAAGAGTTTCTTTTGACACTTATGACCCTAACGACACTGAAACTATTTTTATGACAATGAAAGATGGTATAGCAAGTGTTGTTCCTCAGCAAATTGAAAAAGTAAATGAAGATGCAATATCATCTTTTTCTGAGGCTGTAAGAGGAACACTGCCTTTTGAAAGTGTAGTAAAAAAAGAAAGTGATAAAACAAGTTTACAGACAGGTGGTGGTAAATTAACTTCTATTGAAAAATCATCCAAAAAAACACTTGATCTTTTAAATCAACTCGTAGGAAGTTCTGATAAAAAAACAGCTGTTACAGCAGCTAATGCATTGGTCTCTCAAAATAAAAACATAACAGATATTGATTACGTTGAAGACCCTAATAATCCAGATGAAATATTAGCTTTTCAAATAACTACACCAACAGGAGTCCAAACGGTGGATATAGCTAACATTTCTGGAACTACCAAATCTATGAGGGATGAAAAAGACGTAATACAAGACCTATATAATTACTCTGATGCAGTAGGTCAACAGGGGAAATCTGGTGTTGCATTTGATGATGCTTGGAAAATAAGTGGTTTAACATCTCAAGGTACTGCTTACAAGCCGACAAGAGCTAGGTCATTTTCGCCTGTGCCTGAAAATTATAGTGAAAGTCCAGGCTTTGAATTTAAAGATAGAAAAGGAGGTTTAACTTCTATATCTGTTTCATCTGATTTAGATTATTGGTCTAAAGACAATACTAATGTTGCTCAATTAGGCTATTCTGGACCTAATAAGTTTAATGCTACTATGCAAGATTATTGGAGTTCGTTAAATGATTCTAATGGAGTTCCTGATTTCGCTTTTAAAAATATGACTGTTACTACTCCTCAAGGAGGTAATACTGCTGTCACTATTACAAATAAGAGAATGCCTATTTCGTTTGTTGTCCCTAAACTAGCAGATGCACAATCAAACGCAGATTTAACAAGCGCACTTAGAGAGGCTATGTTTTCATTAAAAGATCAAAACCCTGATTTAAAAGGAAAGGATGAGTACAATGATTATTACTATGAGCAAGTAAAATCAATACTGGAAACAAAAAATAAAAATGCATTTCAAGAGTGGGCTAGATTAAATGCTAACTTAGATAAACAATAAGATGAGTAATCAAGAAATATACGAAGAATTAAAAAGTATTGGAGTTCTTAAAGACAAGACCTTTAATAAGTTTCAAGAAGATATGAAAGATGAATCTTATAAATCAAAGGTTCAAGATGTGTTAGGTGTTGATCTTCAAAAAAAAAAAGACTCAACTTCCATTTCTCCAGAGGAAAGTATGGAATCCACTACCGTGGAAAATCAAGCTCCTATCTCATCGGAGTCTTCTCAAACTCAAGTAACAGAAAAGGTTGAACAGCAATCATCTGAAGTAGAACAACCTACTGAAGATGATGATAGTGAACCCAAAACTCCTCCCACTTCAACAACGGAAGTAGATGATTCTTGGAAGGTAAAGTACAAAGAAATTACAGGTCTAAACCCTGATGAAGAGGGTGTTACTTACGAGCAAGCAAAACAAGGTTTTATTCCAAATAATCCTACTAGCGTAAAGTTTAGAGGGCAAAACTTTAAAACAGGGTCTATTAGTTGGAACAGCCAATCATTAGGGCAAAAGTTAAGCAGCAGGAGATACGCTAAAAAATATGGCGTTGAAGATTTGTTTGGTAAAAATGGTATATACTGGGAGAAAGGATATAATGATGCCAAAGCTTCGTTAGAGTTAGAAATGCCTGAGTTTGAACCAGAAAAAGAAGTGGTTGAGGCTGAGGTTATTGACTCTTCAACTATGCTTGATGAAGTTGAAGTAACAACTGTATCTTTAGAAGAAGCAACTCAACCAACTGATTTTGAAAAATTAGATGATGACTCTAAAGATTTAGTGGTTTCTAATATTACTACATCCAACCCTGATTTGGATCCTGAAAAAATAGAAGTAGTATCCGTTGAAAAATATACTCAAGAAACAAAACCCGTTGAAGTAGCTGATGAACTTATTGATGAAATTGATGTAGTTTCTGGTGAGCAAAAAACTAAAGCTCAAAAAATACAGGAGTTAGAAGGTGAGATTCAAAAAATAGAAGAAGACAATAAAGCTGCTGAAGAATTACCTGCAAATTTAGAAGATCAAAAAAAGCAAACGCTTCAAGTCAATAAAGAATTAAAACAGCAAAAAGAGGATCAGATTTCAGAATTGAAACAAGATGTGGCTCGACAAGAAACCACTAGTGAGTACAAGGCTAAAATAATTTATGATGGCAAAGAGATGGAGGTTAATGCTGGTACTACCACTACTCTTCCTGAGTTTGAGGTGGTTGCTCCATCAAAAGAAACTGAGAAAGTTTTTGAAAAACAAGAAGAACAATTTCAAGAAAGCCAATATAATATATTAGCTGATGAGGTTGCATCTAAAATAGGAAAGTATTCCACTGGAGAAGAATCAGATCTTCCAAGCAAACAAAGAGTAAAAGCCAAAATAAAAGAGATAGTTTCCTTACAAGACTCTCCTTATGATCCTCCTGTAGAAATATTAGATAACGAAGGAATTGGAAGGGAAGTAATCACAAGTGAAGAAGAATATAGTGAGAGATTTATTAATGATGTCTTTAATGAATATGGTATAGAAGCATCACAAGATGAAGAAATTATTCCTGGTGTAGATAGGATTAAACTTAGAGCTGTTGATGAAAATGGAAATGTTACTGCTGAAACAACTATAGATTTAGATATAGCTCGAACAGATTTAGATTTAGATTTAAAACCAATTACTGGAGGAGGAGAAGGTGATTTAGCTATACAGATACTTGATCCTGAAGAGCAAAGAAAAAAAATTCAAGCAGAAAGAAAAAAGTTAAAAAACTTTATAAAAGAAAACGCTAGGCCAAAGAAAGTAGAAACAGAAAAAGACGTGAAACTTTCTGATCCTGCCGAACTTAATGCAGCCAGAAAAGAAAGAAATGAACTTTTAGTTGAATTACAAAAAGTTAAAAACGCTACTATTGAATCAATGTTAGAAGCTGCTATGGAAGTGGATGAGCTTCTAGATATACTTTCAGATGAAGACAGTACGTTTGAAGAAGTTCAACAAGCACAAGAAGAATATTCTATTGCAACAAAAAAACTTTCTGATCTAAGAGATGATATTATAGTAAAGATTAGAGTTATTGATGAATTAAATGATTTAATAATTGAATCTGAAACAGAATCCTACAAAAACATAAAAGAGTTTGGTGTTCCCGAAGGAGATGTTGACTATAGTTTATGGTCTTACTCTTGGGATATATTTTTAAATTCATTTAAGGACAGTATATTCGGAACATTTCAAGCGGCTTTAGAATTACTTAGATTGCCATTCGGTGGTTTAAGTAAAAAAGACAGAGAGTTTTTAAGAGATGATTTTGATAATTTATTCTCTGGATTAGATGCTGATATAACAGATCTTGAAAAAGCTAAAGCAAATTACAATGCTGGATGGTGGCAAAAGTTTGGAACAGTATTATTAGAGTTATTAGGTAATGCTGCTGCCGCTTTAACACTTGGAGGTGGTTCTGGGTCTGTAGGTTCTGTGTTAATGAAATTATTACCTGTTGAGTCAGCAGGTATGGTGTATGAAAGAACATCTCAAAGAATGGATGAAGATCCTATTTTTGATAAAATACCAGAGTGGCAAAAGACTTTATTAAAAGATTCCATTGCTTTAGTTATTTACTTTTTAGACAAACTGGGTCTTAAATTATCTGTTGGTCAACTAAATAGAATATTAATACGTTTAATTGAAGAGTATTCTAAAAAAGCTTCTAAATCTTCTTCAAAGGGTGGTTTTATAAAATATGTTATTGATCAGTTAGCTGACCCAAACAAAGTAGTTAGATTAGTTGAAAAATCAGCTATAGCTGGATCAGGAGAGGGAAGTACCGAGATAATGCAGGGACTTGGTGAAAAAGCTTTGAAAGATTTATTTAACCTTACTCAAGATGAAGATGTTTTTAAACCATCTGAAGTGATAGTAGGTAATGAAGATTTAATTGCTCAGTCAATGGAGGAGGGGAGTTTAGGTTTTGCCGCAGGAGCATTGCTTGGTCCTTTAGCTCCAGGGGATATAAATGCTTTGAATGACGAAGATATTTCTAGAGCTATCATCACATTAGACAAAAACAGTAATGAAAATCTAATTGCTAATCTAAAAGTTAAAATAGCAGAAGGTAAAATGACTGCTGATGACGCTAGTGCTATTATAAATTTTAACGAGCAAGTACAGCAGATTGTAAATAAATACAAGGATTTGCCAGATCTTACAAAAGATGAACTTTTTGAATTAGTAAAAAAAGATGCTTTACTGCAAGACTTAGAACAGCAATTTAATCAGGGTGGTACTGTTGCTCAAAAAATATTAGGACCCAGGATAGACAAGTTAAAAGCAGAGATGGATGCTATAGCAGAAAATGCTGTTAAGAGATCGGAGGGAAAACAAATTGAAGAAGCTGAAATAACCCCTGAACCTGAAATAGTGACGGAGCCTGCTCCTGAACCAACTGAGGAAAATGATATTATTGAAGCAAGGAAGATTGCTTCGTTTGCTATATCTAGAGATAACAATTTAACATTAGAAGAGCTCAGTCAGGTTGCTGAGTTAATGCCCGATTTAGATATTGACATTAGTACAGACAGAGATATTAAAGCAGATGAATTACTAACTAAAATTAATGATTATGCCGTACAAAGGGAAACAGCTGATAGCGTGCAAGATACAAGAGAAGAAGGACCTGAAAGCAGGCCGGAAGGTGAGATGGAAGTGCCACAGCAACAAGAAGAAGTCCAAGATGAAAAGCAGGTAGATGAAGATAAACCTGAAGATGAAGGGCCAGATGAACCACAAATAGAAGTAGCTGGAGTTACATTAGAAGATGTTAAAAGAATATTAGGTGAAGACCCATCTACTGAAGACGTGTTCTTTGAAGGTAAAGGAATTAAAAATAAGATAACTAAAATAAAGAGACACGTTTTCTCTAGAAGAAAATTCTTGCCTAAAATCTGGAGTAACTTAGTAGATCAACGAGACAATCAACAAGCAGCTGATTTGTTTAGAGCTGAGAAATTACTACAGCGATATAATGACAAACTAAAGAAACTACCTAAATCTCAACAAGAAGTTATTAACAAAATAGGTGGTTTATATTTATCTGGTGGTTTACCTAAATCATTTTTAGATGGTGAAATATCTAGAGATGAAGCCATTACTGAAGTGGAAAATCAAATTGCTGATTTAAACTTACAGTTAGAACAAACCGATAATGAGTCAGAACAAAGAAAGATTAAAGATCAAATAAACAACGGTATTGACTTCTTGTTTTTTTTATCAGATATGGATGCAGCTTTGAGTGAAGAGGGGGGTCAGCTAGTTCCCGATGATGTTATTGATATTATAACAGAAATGAGGGATATGATAGATGATTTTTCTAAAAGCTTGATATCTGATCCAGATGTAGAAATATCCGAAAACAAAGCTCAGACCATAGAAGAAAATCTTGGAGAGTATGTTAATAGAAATTATCAAGTTTATAATGATGCTGATTGGAAAAACAAAGTTAGTGAAGAAGTAAAACAAAATGCAGAGAAGTTTTTCTTTGATCAGTATATGAAGTCTTTCAATCAACAGCAGGAAATGTTGGAGATAGGTCCAGAAGGAGGAACTTTTACGGATCCTATTACTGGTGAAAAAGTAACTGTAAAAGCGGAATCAAAGGAAGAATTAGAAAACAAACTTAGAAAAAGAGCTAAGAATAAAGTAATATCTATTTTAAGTAAAGAAGGTGCTACTCAAGTCTTAACAATATCTGACAGTAAAGGCATATTAAAAGAAAGAAAAGACATTCCAATTGAAATAAGAATGTTGATGGGAGAGTATGGTGATACAGGAAGTAAGTTTGTAACTACGGTAACTAAACAATCATCTGTATTAAGAAATGCTCAAATGAGAGGTCGTTTTATAAAAACGGGTCTTGATAATGGTTTTATATTTAAAACAGAAGAAGAAGCTTTAGATAATAGTGAGGGCGATCAACAATATAATGCTAAAATAACAATAGGAGATAAAACATATTACACTGCTCCTAGTGTGGCATCTGCTTATAACCAAATGAATAATGCACAAAAGTCTTATGACTTTTTAATAAACACTTGGTTAAAGGCAGCTTCAGCAGTAAAGTGGGGAAAAACTATTGGTTCTCCAGCTACTCAAAGTGTAAACTTTTTATCTAACACAGGTTTTGCGGCTGTGAATGGTCATTTACTTGCACCAGGTGCTGGTAAAGAAGCTAGACAAACATCGCTTTCAGAGTTGTTTAGTTTTTGGACAGACCCGAATACAAAAAAAGAACAGCAGGAGAAATACGCTAGATATATAGAACTCGGTATAGTAAATCAAAACGTTGGTTTAAATGACATAAAAGAGTTTGCAAAAAGAGGTGAAGAGAAATGGCTTGAAGACCAATTAAAAACTAATTCTAGTTGGAGGCAAGCTTTTCAATGGGCTGGTAAAGGAGCTGAAAAGTTATATGAAACAGGAGATAACTTTTGGAAAATAAAAGGGTTTGAAGTAGAGAAAAACAGATATGCTGATGCTTTATATGGAAAACCTTTTGAAGAGTTGACAGAAGCTGAGAAAAAAGATGTAGAAGAAAGGGCAGCTGAGATAATTAAAAATGTATATCCTAATTACTCTAAATTACCAGAGTATGTAAATGAAAAAAGAAGATCATCTCTTGGTCCTGCGTTTAGTTCTTTTATTGCTTTTCAGTATGAGTCTTATCGAACTATGTTTGAAACTTTGGCTTTAGCTAAAGAAGAAATGAAAAACCCGAAGTTAAGAGGAGTAGCTGGTAGAAGAATTGCTGGGGCATTAAGTTACTATGCTGCCAAACAGACTATTCTTGGAACATTAGCCTCTTCAGCTGGTTTTGCAATAGGAGGTTTAGCAGGAACATTAACGGGTGTTGATGATGAAGAGTCAGAAGAGTTATCTAAATTAAGAGATAGATACTTGCCAGAGTGGAGTAAAGGAAAAGGGTCTGCTATATTTACCATAAAAAATCAAGATGGAACATATAGTTATATTGATTTATCACAAATGGATCCTCATCAAAACATTGAAAAAATAAGTATGGCATTTACTGAATCAGAAAACATAGCTGATTTTATGATTAAAGTTGTAAGTGAAGGTCTTATAAAGCCTTTTGCATCTGGAGATATTGTGGCTCAATGGGCATCTGATTTAGCAACAAATAAAGACTTTTTAATATACAATCCTACTGATCCATTTCAAGTCATATTGAGTGATGTTCTATCTTATACCAGCAAAAAATTAGCACCTGGTATTTATTCAACTGCTGAAAAATTAATGAAAGATCCAGGGAAAGGCTTGCTTTCTTTCTCAGGAGCTAGGCCCTATGATATAGATATACCTAGAGCATTTAATCGTAAGGTTCAGGCATTAAGATACGGAGATATAGAATATTTAATAAAAGATGGGTTAAATGATGCGATCAGAGATTATGCGAGAGATGCTAAAGTAGATTTAAAATTTTTAGATGAAAATTTTGATCAGCGATCTCAGACTCCTTTAAGTTTGGAAGGGGAAGAAATAGATGTAATGTTAGATCCATTAACTAAGTCTATTTTTGGGGGTCTTACTTTGAGTGAATATTATGATAAGCAAAACGAAAGATATAAAGAATACATTAATGAAGCTCACTTAGATTATAAAGCTGCTATAGAAGTTTATGGTATGGACGAAAAAGATCTTCAAAAGATTATGAAAGATGAAGGTATGAGAGACGAAGAGATACTTCAAATTATGAATAACACACCCAAGGATATTGAAACTAAATATGGAAAGCTTATAAAAGCTGAAAAGATAGCAAGTCTTAAAAGAAAAATTCAAAAAGACAAAGAAAAATTAAAAGCTGGTGGAATGTCTATTCAATCAACGAATAAGTTAAAGGATCAAATTGAGCAGAACGAAAGAAGATTTGATGTGATGACAGGAAAAACGCAGAAGGAAAACTTAAAAGAAAGACTTTCTCAAAGACCTGATCTTAGAATAAATGAAAACGATTCTCAAGAAGTTAAAGCGGAGAAGAGAAGAAAGTTAAATGAAGAGATTGAAAAAAGAATGCAGATAGGTTATTCTCAAGAAGGTTTGTATCCAAAGATAAAACAATTTAATGGTGTAGTGGATATGTTACTTCAGGAATGAAGCTCCATATGACATCTAGAACAAAGTACATCACATTTATCTATCTCATCTTTTAGACGCTGTATAGACATACCACTGTGTACTCCGTTGCTTACAGCAAACTCTTTATTATCTTCTCTATGATGAAACTCTAAAGCTTTAACACTAAAAGTTGAATGTGTTTCTTTAGAATAACCACATTTCTGACAAGATAATTTTTCTTTATAATTTACTAGCCAATCTTTATTTCGATATCGTAAATAGTTTTTAACCTTTCCATAACAAGTTTTGCATTTTCTCCTGTAATGTTTTTTGCCATTTTTAATTCCTGCGGACCAATAATGATCGTCTGGCAAATTTTTATTACAGGTATTGCAAACCTTCATTCCTTTATGTCTCTAGCTAATTTAATTAACCTATCACAGTGTTTATTAACTTCACCTTGTTGTTGATCCATAAGGTCCTCATAGATCGCATCAGTACAATCGTTGATCTGTTTCATCACGAAGTTAACATAGGTTACGTGCTGGTCCATTTTACTTATCCATAGCCTGTAAAAAACTTTCTCCCATTGAATAGTCTATAGATTTGATAGACTTGTAAATATTGCGAGACTTCTTTTTTACATTCTCCTTGTCTGTTTTGGTAGAGTCTTTACCTAGATGAGCATATAAATTGCAATCAATTCTTAGCATCTCGTCAATCTTTTCTCGATCAGACCAGCTTGAAAAGTTTATAATTTTTTCTATGTCATCGTAGTTGTATGGCAAATCTCTCATTTTTGTAGTTGTAATTTTAATAATTTATTTTCTTTTATCAAACTTTTTGTTATTCTTTTTAACTCTAAATAAGTTAATTCATCTAAATTTTCTTCATCAACTGTTAATAAATCTAATAAATCTTGATAATTTTTTTGAACATTAGCATCATATGTCAGTAAATTTTCTATAGTTTTTTTAGAATGTATAACTGTTGCGTGATTTTTATTAATAATATTTCCTATTTCTTGATAGGTTAAATTTTTTAAAGTGTCTTTGGTTATTTTTATAAAAAAAGCTCTTGCCTCTATGTACTTTGCTTTTCTGCATTTTTCCTCAAGATTGAGACCGTATAACTCTTCTATCGTTTGTTTTATTATATTTAATTGATTCATTTAAGTATTTTTTTTTGTTTATTAAATCTAAGTACCTATCGCAATCTACTTCTTTGATATCTATTAACGCTACTAACGGTTGTTTTTCAGTAAATAATGTTTCTACTTCTAGCTCAAAGAACGTAGGTATTTTTTGTGTATGTACTACACCACCATAATTTTCAACTGTATATAAATCTTCTTGTAATGCAATTTTTAAATCATCGTGACCATCAATTATTTTATGATTTGGTTTTATTTGGTGAACAGTCTGGTTTATTAGTTCAGCTATCTTTAAAGAAACATCAAGATCAAAATCAGTCTGTAGCTTATTCATAAAGTAGTCTTCTACTTCATAAATCATCTCCTCTGTATACTTCTGTTTTAAATCCATAACTTTTTAGTTCTTTAATTCTATACTTCTGCAAACCTGACAAATCTTTCCCTGGTCTTTTTATTTCAGAGAATAAAACGTCAGCTCCTTTTGGAATAGCAAGTAAGTCAGGTATTCCGTTCTTGTTAGTTAATTTTAATTTAATTACGTAATAGCCTTGCTCCTCTAGTTCTTTGATTCTTTTGCCTTGAATTTTAGACTCGCTCATCAAAACAAAGTTATGAAATTTGTAAGAATCTTTTTCTTATTTCAGCCCCTAAATCAGCATCGTTTGGATACATTTTACACAACTCTTTGATAGACAGTTTCTTAGCTTTTGGATTACTGTACTCACAGTCTTTTGTCTGTCGATACTCGTTGAGTGTTCTTTTTTTCATTCAAAGTGCCTCCCTTCTTCTTTTGTTAGTTCATAAAAATATTTTTCTACAAAAACATTGTTTGCAAACTCTGTTCTATATGGACATTTTATTTTTTGTATTGGCTTTTTTAACAAATTTTCTTTCAAATCAAATAAATCGTACACGTAGATACCATCTGGATCGCTAACCACATAAAAGGGTCTTTTATTATTTGCTTCTCCTACCATTAAGAGCTGAAAGCATTTGTCTACCTGTAAGAATTTAGTCTCGTATGCTTTATCTCTTATCTTTATCTCTAGGATAGAGTTGTCGTTATATGCATCATACACATCAAAATCATCTTCAGATGGTACTAAATACTTGTTGAATCTTTTGTTAAGGTTCTCTATAAATTTGATCTCCTTCTCTTTCATTGATTAGTTCTTTTATTAAATAACTTACAAGCCACTCATAATCAGGATGTTTTTTAGTTGCTAATAGTTTAAACGATATCTTATCAGCTATTTTTCTTACATCTTTCATAATTACAAACTTAATAAATCTCTTTTAAAGTGTCTGAGGGTGTAATCCTTTTTGTTGGATACCGCTTTGTATATTCTAGGTTCAATACCTTTTTTAGTGAATATCCAATACACCTTATTATTTAATCTGGTCTTTGTGGTCATACGATCACGACTCTGCCAATAGCTTGTCGCACTAAAATCTATGTTGTAGTACACAATGTAGTCTGCTTTACGAAGGGATATACCTTCCCTTCCGCTTACGATCTGTAAAGCTATAACCTTCCCTTTATCACTATCATCAAATGATGGTAAATCTGTTACCAGCTGATCACCAAATACTTTTTTAAGTGCATCAAGTTCTGCCTTGAACTTATAAAATATTCCTATCTTCTTATCCTTAAATGTACGTTTTATATACTCTGCTTTACTTGTATCAAGCACTGTAGTATTTCCACTTTCAAACTTAACCGTACCACTGTACATCTGGTGTAACTTAGACATTAATTTTACAGGTGTGTCTGCCAATATTAATTCACCATCCATCTCAATAGCTCTCTCTCTTTTTAACTCCTCGCACATAGCATATACATACGGATCTATATCTACATTTAAAAAACGTTCCTTAATCTCAGATTGAAAGCCTGCTTCCTTCTGTGTGTATGATATGGTATAAGGTTGCATTAAGTGTTTTATACTTTCCCTTCCTTTGCTGTAATCCGTAACTCTGAATCCGTTGATCATCTTCTCTATCTTATTTACGTGATCATCCGCAAATCGATAGAAGTTCCTATACTTACTAAAAGGATTAAGTGGACATCCATATACCTGGTGATACATCTGAGAGAAACTCTCTGGTGTAGGAGTCCCAGATAAAAATATAACATAAGGATTTGATACATCTATAATCTCTTTTACTTGTTTTGCTCTTTTACTTGGCTTGGGAAAAGCTCCCAATGAATGTGCTTCATCACATATAATCATATCCCATTTAATATCTGGTAGCTTATGTAATGATTCATAGTTTATGCACCAAAAATTCCAGCACTCATTTAACTTCACCTCATCATCAGATATAGATGAAATAGCTTTCTTTTTTGTTATAAACAATATATTATCAACTTTTAATTGTTGACAAACGGCTAGACTAGTAAATGTCTTGCCCGTTCTTACTTCCATAGCTAGATACACAAACTTGTAATGTTTTAATATATCTGTTGCTTTTTTACTTATTTCTTTTTGATATGTTCTTAATTCCATTTCTCAATATTTTATCCAAATTAGCACACCTCTCATAATCCTCCTCCATCTCAAAGTGATGAAGTAAGAATAACAATTCAAACTTACTTAAAGGAGTGGTTGGATCGTGTGCGAATATTACATCTAAATTTATAAACTTAATCTCAAGATCTTCTAAATAATCTTCCAGGGTTTTACCTGACATAATAATATTATAAGAATTTACAAAAGCTTGATTTACTCTTTTATTATCGTCTATCTTTTTCATTAAAATGGTGGTTCTATTATTGAATCTTCAGATCCAAATATTTCATTTTTAATTTCCGGTTGTTCTATTACTGGTTCTTCAAAAGGTATTTGTTTTACCTCTTCTTTACTGTGTTTATTTACAATCTTAATCCACCTTCCCTTTGCACCATCTTTCCCCTCATCAGGATTCACTCCTGTTTTATACACAGCGTATGCTTTTAACCATCTATAAAACTCTGTCCTAGAAACCGTCCTTTTAGCCTTTGGGGCAAAGTCTGGGTTGTCTGCTATAAAGTCAAAGTACAAGTCCTGTTTGTATACTCTATCTCCATTCTCAAACTCTTCATTAGGAATGTTTCCATCAATTAAGCCTAACCATTCTATAAACTCGTGACAAGTCTTTTGTGCTAGCTTTTTAATTTTAAGATTAACAAACTTACTTTTTATCAGACCGTTATTCATATACAATTGCAAACAGTAAATCATATAGTTGTCAAACTGACACCACTCCGATTTATCCCAATCTCCAAATAATAATTTACCGAACTCATCAAGTGGTGTGTATTTAGCATTGTAATGTTGGGCTAGTTCTAGCTCCCACTTTCTTCTTTCAAAAGAATTACCATCTCCTTTGATAGCGTAGTTAGTAGTAATAGAAACCTTTGGTGATTTATCAAATGGTATTTTGATTGCGTCTTTATTTTTTTTCTCTAAAGTCAATCCTTCTGTAATCACACTAAATAACCTCTCAAAATTAAAGTTCTTTCTCACATCATCAAAGCAAAGTAGTTGCGTGTCTGCGGATACTAACTGATAAGGGAATGATCTTTCAAAGTGAAACGACTTCCCATCAATGACCACCAGCTTTTTCATATGCTGTAATGCATTCATAAATATACCTTTACCTGTACCACCTTCGGGATCATTACTCAATACTTCATCATATAGTATAACAGCTGGACAATAGGATAGATTTTTGTATCCGTGCATCAAATAACCTATTGTACTTTCCATAGACAATATTCTTTCCTTATCTTCTGCAGATATATTGGATATAAACTTTTGATAGTCGCAATCATAATAATCGCAGAAAGCAAACTTCCGTGGTATAACGTGCTCTTTCCACACAAAGCCACCTAGATCTATATAATCTATTGATTCTATCTTATTAAGAGTTATCTTAACTGCGCAATTAGTGTAATATAAATAGGAAGCATTTTTAGTGTCCTCCATAAAAAGTACATCCACAGATGTGAGTAGAGTTAAAAACTCCTCCCTAAAGTACTTTGTATTCTCAGCGAAATAATTATATACATCTACATCGTTTACTTCCATTAAGTAATTAAGCACATAATCTTTTATTTCTTTTTCTGTTGTGTTATCAATCAAATTGTTTTTTACCCTGACGAATACATAACTAGTACTGCCCTGTGGATTGTACTTATAAAAACCTGCCTCCTCTAAAAAGTTTTTAAACTTTAAATGAAATATCTTTATGACTCCCTTTGATGATCTAGTCCAGAAGTCAGCATTACTATTCTCTAAACTAATCTTATTGACTACCTCTTTTATTTTTTCTTCTTCGTAATCTTCTTTTAGTTCCTGCACAATAGAGTCTTTACTTCTGCCTTGTATTATCTTAGACTTGATCTCAGATATCTTTTGAGTATCTTCATATGACTTAGTGCCGAAGTTAGCTACCTGTGAATAAGCTGAGTCAATGGTTTGTTTTATTTCTTTAGCTGTAAATGTAGATGACTCATATCTTTTAATTACAAACTCAGCTAAAGACTTGCTTATACCAAAGTCATTAAAAGCTGCAGCCAATATGTACACATTGTTATTGCGTTGTCCCTCTTGCATAGGGTATTTCTTTTCCCACCATCCACTAAGCATTTCAACTAATTTACTTTCATCAGTGATTGGTATAGATACTTCAGAAGTCTTTACTTCAACCGGAGTTATTCTTTCTAATTTATCTACCCATAGTCTTGAGTTTTCGTTTATATAAATATCAGGATCATAACTTTCGTAACATACCCTGGATAAGTTCTTGCAAGTCAAATCAAAGTGAGTTGAATTAAAATGCTCATCCAATGCTTCAAAGAAAAATACGTGTGAATCTATTTCATTTGGTATCTTAACCAATACCTTCAAACCTCTGCCTGATGGTGAGATGAAACAACTATACACATATTCATCTTTGCAAATATCTTTTTTAAACTTGTGTAGTTCTTTGTCACTTGCAAACTCATCAAAGTCCAAGCATATTAAACCACTGTGCTCTTGAATAGATGCATCGTTTCTTTTGGTGAACACCCCACTAAAGCAAATAGCAGGTAGTTGTTTCTTTAGTTCGTTAATCTTATTTTTTTGTTTTAGTGATCTAATCTTTTCGATTAAATCTTTTGACTTACCATTCTGTATTCTTTGTAAAGCCACCTCTACACCTCTGTGAAAGGGTTGACTTGTCTCTTTTATATTTTTAAATAATGTTATATACCTCTTATCCATACTTAATTTAATTTAATTGTTTGTGCCGAAATGACGATTTTTTATAAAAATCTAGCGTAAATATATAAAATACATTCATTTATATACTTTTTATTTTTTTTATTTTTTTTAAAAAAAAACGTCCCATATATATATAAATATGTTGTAAATAATTATGTATGTTAATACAATTACACCAAACACTGTAAATATTTCTATTGCTTGTAACATAGTTGTTTATAAATTAAAAAGGGGGTGCGGCACTCAAAACTTTACCCAACACCCCCACAGAATAAAACGCAATCCTCTTTTGGATATACGTCATATTCATATTGTTAGAAATTTACTTCTTCAGTTTTCTTTGGTTCATAAGTATCCAACTCGCAATAGTAATTACCACCTTTTGCTTGTTTGATATCTAAATTTACCCAACCATTCTTAGCGTGTGAAGTTAAGAATGCTACCGCCTCATCAACCTTGATGGACTGTCTCCCTACTACAAATTCAGGAGCCGTTTCGCTTCTCTTGAAAGAGAAACCAGATGCAAATACTTTTTCTTTTGTCATCATTATTTGTTTTTAATTTACTCACAACTTATCTATACATAATCCAGGGTGTGAGTATACCTGGAATTAATTTAGTAATTCATCGAAGTAGAAATCATCAATAGATATCTCAGCATCTTCAGAAAAGAACTGACGATAGATATTAACTGCTCTTTCTACTTTTCTTTCTCCGCTTTCTAAGAACGCTTCTGTAGGTTTATATATGCCCAGTAGCATACTAGTCTTATCAATAGCGTAGAAGTGTACAGGAACTCCAAATATCTGCTGATATATGTATGCCTGACTATCATAGTTATATTTCTTTGCTGATAAATGAAATTTGGATATATCTGATGTGGTTTTTAGATCTATAATCTTATCCTCGCATAGTATATCTGCTTTACCTTTCCACTGCTCTCCTTTTAAGAAAGTAACTCCAGGTACTTCATATTTGTTTCCATTAGCATATATATCATCAAAGAATTTAAAGTTAGCTTTCATTACACCACATAAACTATTTAAGTGGTCCACTTCGTGTTTTAAAATTAAAATGTTTTCATCATAGTCGTGAAGATCTTTTTTATATTCTGTGCTATTACGAGACCTTGCACCACTAATTTTAAACGCATCTATCTTATCTGGCTCTAGCATATAGGTGTGAAAATATCTTCCTTCTATAAGTGGTTTTGTTTCTACTGTCTGCTGTCTGAACGCCCTAGGATTATTCAATAGAGTGTATATGTCTGAGTTCGATAAGAATTTCCTACCGAACTCTCCATAATAATCTTTGTCATTCTCAAGACGTTTTAATATCGCCTCCATTACTTAACCTGTTTTTTGATTTCGCTCAACGCTTTTGGAGTAAAGTCATACTTCTTCTTTAGTGCATTTACTACTGCATCAAAACCCAAGTGCTTGTTAGCAACCACATACTTCAAGCAATCAGTCCACTTAGCATCTCCAATGTCAATAATACCTTTGTTTTTGAAGGTTTGTTTCTTGTCGTGTGTGTTGGTTACGTCTGGGTCATTGGTATCATCTATAAGTAACAGCCCATTCAACGCATACTTTCTAGCATACGATGAAGAACTACCAAAACTCTGGGCAATGTCCATCCCCTTTCTGTTTGGATCCACACCGGCACAAGAACTTACGCTGATCTCTTCTGATCCTTCTCTGTAAGTAGCTGTGGCTACGATAGTTACGATACCACCCATATCTACTACCTCATCAGATAGTGTAATGGATGCTTTGTGTTTCTTTAGTATAGGCTTAACGGCCTCAAGTATATCCTCACAAGAACGATACTTGTATTTACCAAAACTATTGTATTGGTTTTTAGGAGCCTTCAACTCCGATTGTATTAAATTTAATTTACTCATTGTTTATTTATTTATTGTTTATTTTATTTATAAGCTTTTTATAATATATATCTTTATCTTCCCAGTATTTTTTAAATCCTTCTTTTGTTACCTTGTTTGATTTATATTTTGGATGAATTACTTTGTAACCATTGCTTTGCAACATTTCTATTGCTTCCAGTTCTTTTTTATGTAACATTTCTAAAGCTATTAATACATTTTTATAACTAGACTCACTTTCTTCCATTAACTGATCTAAATACGTGTGTTTTTTTTTCATTGTTTATTTATTTATTGTTTATTTCGTTATAAAGATTTCTCCAGTCAGCATCATCATCTATTTTTTCTGCCATCTTATTTTGTGCATATATAATAGTAGAGTGATCAATATACTGATCGTACTTATCATTAGCATACTCCTGTATGTAATGAATGTTTATATTGTTTTGCTTACATATGTAAAAGAACATATGCCTGGCATCAATATGCTTTCTTATTTTTGATTTATCAAATATATTTGATTGTGCTACCCTCAGCCTGTTGCAGACTTTCCTTAGTAGACTCTGTATAGATTCTGTTTTCGTCATTTTCTTGTTCGTTTAATAAATACTCTTGTTGTAAATATATGTCATCAATATTCATCAATTGATGATAAAACATATACATATCTTTACTTTTTCCCATTGTGCTAATATAATTATTGTTAGTAAAATATGCAAGGATTGTTGGCACTATTTTAAATTGGTGTGCCTGTTACATCAAATTCTTGCCTTTCTATTTTATTTTCAAGATCTTTTAAAACCCTCAGCATTCCTATGCCTTCTGCTTTTTCTCTTGAGCTACCAAAGTCAAGCAACTCCATTGCCATTTCTCTTTGCGTTTTTATAAATTTTTCTAAGTTCATCGTCATCTTTATTTAGTTTATAAATTATTTTTACTGCTTTAATGGTGGCTCTTACTTCTCTTTTACGTGAGTACTGCCACCACTTAATGCTTTTTAGTTGCCGGTTTAACTCTCTTATATCAGCTATTCCGTTTATTATTTCAATGTCTCTGTTCGTCATCTTCTTCGTCTGTTATGTGAACAAAGTTTTTTTCTAGCCAATCTTTAGAAACTCCCTTCTCGATTAGTTTTTCTTTTAGTTTATCTTTTTTCATTTGTTATTTTGTTTTTAATTATTTGTTCTATTCTTTTTTGTCTCTTGATCTCTTTGTCAAGTTCTTCTAATTGTTTCTTTATTTGTTTTATGATTTCCATTTCTTTAGCCTTTCATTTTATTTATTGTTTGTTATTTTGTTTTTAATTATTTGTTCTATTCTTTCTATATATCTTATTTCTCTCTTGATCTCTTTGTCAAGTTCTTTTAATTGTTTCTTTATTTGTTTTATGATTTCCATTTCTTTAGCCTTTCATTATATTTAATTAGTAATTCTCTTTTTAGTGGGTCCACTATTCCTCGTTCAACGGCATCCATACATATTTGATAATGTAATCTGTGTACCCTTTCTTCCAGGTATAGTTTATGTCTCATACACCTGGTGTATTTTTTAAATAGTTTCATAATAATTCATTTAGTTCTAGGTTGCAAATTTCTTCTCCTACTTCATCTATCAAATCTTCATCCACATATATAAGACATCCACCTGTTTGCCTTAATGTATCGTAGTGGTCTGATCTTAATATTTCAAACATATCTTTTTTATTTAAGAATATATTTTCTAGATCATACTTTTGTATATCATTCAAATGCATATGGTATATCTTATGCTCGTGATAGTTTTCTCTACTTAATATGACTAGGTCTGCAATACCTTCGTATCTAGGATCCGATTTTAGTTCAAAGAATTTTGTTTCCATTACTTATCGTTTTTAATTGTTAGTATTTTGTCATTCTCTTTTTTGAACCACACCAATAAATTTATTAGTTGGTCTAACTCCAATGCATTCAACCTATTCTCTGAGTAGTGTAATCTAGTTACGTTCTGATTAAATAGTTTTGTAGCTTGGTTTTTTATATCATTGATTAAATTTTGTTTGTTCATAACTGTTTATTTTATTTATTAATTTAATTGCTCTGTGTATGTAGTATCTATTGCTCATTAGTTTCGAGTCCTCCAGAAATGTCATTCTATTTCTTAGGTCCTGTTTTATTTTATCGTAGTTCATATTTATATTTCTTTTATAATTCTCATAGCCTTAGCTAATAACCAAGTCCCACCTTGAGACTCGGGCCTGTTCTCGTAGGTAAAGTCATCTACTTCTACCTCTACCCACACTCTACCCTTAGTTCCTAAATGTGGAGCCTCTGGTTTAAGAGTACAGTGCCATCCAGGTCTGAACGCAAAGCCTTTTGTATTATGTTCTTCAGCTTCCATCCATACACCAATTGGCAATCTGTTTGTTTTGTTTATAAACAAGGATGACAAACTGCCGTCCTTCATTTTTCTTACTAATTTATACGCTTTCATCTTTTGTGTTTTTATTTATTAAAGTTTTATTAAATAGTTCTGTTTCATTTTTACAATTATTCTGATCAATACATTCCTTTAGCCATAAATCTGAATAGTAAATAATAAAGTCAAAATCATTTTTCATAGTTGTTTGTTTTTATTTTTTTGCGAATGTGTAGCAATCATTATATAAGTTTTTCTTATTGTGTTTATATATATCATATGTATGTACATTTTGTGTCGATGTACATTGAGACATTACAATAATGGTTAATATAAAAATTGTTGATACTGTTATGATTTTACTCAAGTTAAACCATATCATATTCTTTGTGTACTTATTCATAATTATTTGTTTTTTGTTTGTTTATTGTTTGTTTGTTATATGGTGGGGAAAGGAGGATTCGAACCTCCGATTCCGTTTAACCTTTTTACTTGCGAAGTAGAAAGGGTGATTAAGTTTGATAGCATCTCGCTCAATCTTTTCCCCTATTTTTATTTTTAATCTACTACAAACCCTGTAGTATCTTTTTTAGCGTCTCCTTTTGCTTTGAGACCTAGTACTACATTTTTGTATTTTGTCATTTCTAAATCTGTTTTGTCTCCGTCTACCACTTTGAAACCTTTGTAGGTATCCGGTAATTCATTTCTAAATACTATCGACACATTGCCACCTGCATTTAATACGTTCATAACGTCCTGTTCATTGTCTTCCTTTCGTGATAATGTTACGTGATACCTAGTATCTAAATACTTTTTAACTTTCCCAGGTATGGCCGTATAGTCATACACTATAATATTTTTGTATGTATCATCATTTAATAAATCTAAATCCGCATACTTTTTCAATTGATACACAAAATCAACATCGCTCAATGTGTTTAGCCTTAAAGCAAATATTTCATTTGTCAATTTACTTTTGATGGCTATTTTATTTATTTCCTTTGCCAATTGATTAATAAATTTTTGCCTATCAAATAAATAGTAATTTGTTTTGTTTATCCGTGCCTGTTGTACGTTGGTAAACTTTCCACGGCCTGCGGTAAATAAACAAGCTAATGCACAGCCCTTGGAGGCTTTCGGGCATATGTTTGTACCTTTTGCATTTTGTTTGTATGGTGCAAGAGATAGGTTGTAAGTTGTTACTTCGTTCTTGTTTATCTTTGCATTGCCCCCCTTAGATAGTAAGTTTTTTACTTCTTTGTATTGCTTTGTTATTGTTTCCATTTAATTGTTTGTTTATTGTTTGTAAATCGTTGGTAAAGATATTAAAGTTTTTTTAATATCCAAATATTTATTTAAAAAAGTATTGTTTCAATCCTCATAAATTTTCTTTCATTTCGTCAAAATCCCCAAAAATTTAGTGGTCTATCATCTGTTAAATGTCTTTTTGGATTGCGTTTCCGTTTTGTTTTTTTCTTTTTTCAATACTCTTTTTTTATTTTTTAAGTTTTAAAAATTTAATTATACAATGACATTTTAAAATGTTTCTGCTTGTTAGCTTTATTCAAATTGCAATAAATTAAATCTTTGCTTTGCTCCGTCCGTTTTAGATGTGGTCCCCATCGTCTAAATATGTTTGTTTTTATCTCCTTTTTGCCCTTCTTCGCTCCCTTTGTTTGTTTGCCCTTTCAGCCTTAAAAATGCTTCTATCAATTTCGCTAATTTGCTGATCAATTATCGATTGAATCTTTACTAATCTACGGCCTTTTTTATGCTTGTTTGCTCCGTTTCCTAAATCCAGTTTATAATCTTTTTTATTTGCTCTGTATTGTATCATCGCGCCTGGTTTTGTGGGGCCTTTCGGCCCCTGTTAATATTATTTTATTGAGATTAATTTATAATAATTCATAATTTTGATTTATCTAAAAAATAATTATATACTTCTGGTATATGTTTTTTATAATAAGGCTGCTCTGATTTGACCCAATTCTTAAGTTCAGATTTACTTTTAAATGATTGATATTTATAAGTTAATTCTAATTCATCAATAAAGTCTCCAACTGTCCAGCCTTCCCATATATGTTTATCTCTATTCATAGATAATATTTTTAATTGTTCCATAATATAAATTTAAGTTTGTTTGTTTGCAATTTGTTTGCGTTTCGTTGGTACAAGTATACAACAAAAAAGAAATACGATCCAAATTTTGTTTAACCTTTTTGATTTTGATCTCACCAGGTAAACAACAGATAAGAAAAAAAAGTTTAGCACGTTAAACAAAACAACAAAGTTTTCTAACCTGTTTAACAGGGAACAAAAAAAAATTAATAAACTTTTGGTTGATTTTAGCACCTGTAAAATGACAATAAAAAATATTTTTGTTTAGGTTAATTATTTGTGGAGCGGGTTCTATTCCTTCCCTCTGAACGTCTTGAAGGGAAGGTTTAAGATTTAAACTTACTCTGTTGGGCAGGTTAATGTTTAAAACGTTAAACGAAAAATAAATTGTTGTACATACTAGGATTTAAAAATTAAAATTTCAACGTGTATGCACACGCATACGCTACGCACACGCTACGCATCACACACGCATATACACGCACGCGCAAAAACGGCAAAAAATCCGACAAAAAAAAGTTTTTTTTATACCCCCCTATCACAAAAAAAATCGTTTTCGTATGCGTATACACGTACGTATATTAATATATAACCCCCTACTTCTATACATCTAATATATATTGTATCTTTATATATACTGTATGTTACTACGGTAAATTCCTTGGGACGTTTTTCTGCTGAGAAGTGAAAAGCTAGTTGTAGTTAAAGCCTACCATCAGCAGTGTCCTGGGGTTAATTTCTTTAAAATAGGTCTATTTTGGGACGTTTTAGTACTTTAGTGACGATTATTATAAGAAAATAAATAAAAAAAAATAAAAGTATATATAAGTGCTTTTTTTTATAAGTAGGTTAAATCATAGTAAAAATCGTCACAAAGCTAGATATCTAAAATTAGTTTGGTAGTATAGTATTTCTTTATATATTTGTTGAGAATCTAATTTAATTAAGTACAATATGTCCTACACGCCTAAAGAGTTGGTCTTTGATGAAGAGGCCAAGCAAAAGTTAAAGAGTGGTATTAGTAAGATCTGCAACGCAGTCAAGAGCACTCTTGGTCCAGCTGGTAAAACAGTAGTTATTGAATCCCCTAATCACACCCGTGGTATTACAGTTACAAAGGATGGAGTGACTGTAGCTAAGTCGGTTTATTTGTTAGATCCGGTAGAAAATCTAGCGGTTCAGATGATTAGAGAGGCTTCTCAAAACACTGCAGATTCGGCTGGAGATGGTACGACAACAAGCATAGTTTTGGCTGAAGCATTGATAGAACAGGGGTTGGATGAGTTGGAGGAGGCTCCAGATATGAATATTCCTAAGCTTATAAAGCAGATAGGCGAAGGGAAGGATAAGGTGGTCAGAGAGCTAGAGAAAATGGCTAAGAAGCTAAATAAAAAAAGACTGCTAGACGTGGCTTCTATATCGGCAAATAACGATAGGGACATTGGTAAAATTATTGCCGAAGCTTACGATAAGGTGGGAGCTGATGGTGTAGTGACGGTAGAAAACTCTGAGACTTCTGAGACATATGCAGAGGTGTATGATGGTATCAAGCTAAAGCGTGGGTATACCAACAATGCGTTTATCAATAATCAAAAGAGGGACGAGTGTATACTGGAGAACTGCTATGTGTTAATTACGGATCACGTTATAAATAATGTGTTACAGATTGAGAATATATTAAAACCAATCATCAATCAAGGCAAGCAACTTTTGATCATAGCGGACTGCGGTCAGAACGTAGTGAATACGCTGGCGGCAAACGTGGCTAGAAATGGTTTGAAGATCTGTAACATTACACCACCTAAGTTTGGGTATAAGAAGCAGGAGATGATGGGTGATATTGCGCTGGCTACTGGTGGGGCTTATATCAGTGAGTCTACTGGGGATGATTTGAATATGATATCGCTTGATCAGCTGGGTATGGCAGAGAAGGTGATCGTAGGTAGGGAGGACACGGTGATGATCGGTGGTAAGGGAGATAAAGAGGCGATTGAGGAAAGGGTGAAGGAGCTCAAGGTTCAGCACGGTAATCTAAATGCGAAAGGTGAGCGAGACTTTGTAACGGAGCGTATTGCTAGTTTGAAGGGTGGGATAGGTGTGATCTTTGTCGGTGGGCACTCTGACATTGAGCAAAAAGAAAAATTTGACCGCATTGAAGATGCGGTGTGTGCTGTTAGCTCAGCACTAGAGGAAGGAGTCCTTCCTGGAGGTGGGGTGAGTTTATATAGGGCAGCTCACAAATTAATGGACACAGGGTCTAGTTTTGGAGAGATCTTGCTGTATAAGTATTGTATTACAGAGCCTTTCTTTAATATATGTAAAAACGCAGGTATGGAGGATATGGAGATTGCGGAGATTGAGACCTTGATCCAGAACAGCGAGATCAATATGGGATACGATGTAAAGAACAATATGTGGGGTGATATGTACAAGATGGGTATATTAGATCCGCTTAAAGTAACTAAGAACGCACTAGTCAATGCTGTATCAGTGGCTACGACTATATTAAGCACTAACGCTATTATTACAATGGCGAGAGAAGTAAGTAAAGGAGAATGATAGATGATATAGAAACAAAAATAAATTAAAATAATAAACTAAACTAAATTAAAATGAGATCATTAGAAAATGCCAAAGAACAAATTGAAGACCTTTTATTAAGCGGTGATACCGTAAATGTTATTGATTTAGCTATACAACTACAACGAAATGATGTACTAGCAGATATTGAAGAAGTATTGCAAATAATAAGCATAAAAAAGAACGATGTTACTGACAGTATGAGTAGTATTGTAGATAAACTCGATAATATGGCTTTTAATTTATCTAATATATCAAAGGATATAGTTTAATGAAACCCGTAAATAAATACATACTGATTGATCCCATTACAGAGGAAGTCAAGACTAACTCTGGGCTTTTATTAAGCAGTGATGATAAGAATCAATTCAGATACAAGAAAGCAAATGTGGTAGAGACTAGTGACCTAGTGGAAACCATTAAGAAAGGAGATTCGATTTATTACGACAAGGCGCAAGCACACGAAGTAATTATCAAAGATGCTTCTTACGTAGTTATTCAAGAGCGTGACGTGGTGGTTGTTTTATAGACTTGTTTAGTTCTATAATCGCATTTCGATAAACCTTATCCATATACTTCACATCATCCTTAAATAAGGGGTTGACTCTTGGGTCTTCCCCTATTTCTTCGCCATTTAGCTTGGCATAGATAGAGCTGACGGCTCTTTTACCCTTAAAAGACAGTTCGTATATATTTCCTTCTCTACCTTTTCCTTCTCTCCATAGTCTAATATATCCACTGTCAATTAATTTTTTAAAACGAGTTCTATCCCAAGACATCATCTCGGCATACTGATGAAACGTTTTCTTATCAAAAAAATTCTCGCTGTATAGAAACAGCATCATATCCAGATCACCCACGCTAAAACCATACTTGGCTTTTGCCCAGTAACGAATGATTCGCCAGTACTTTAAATAATTATGAGAGGGGGTGATTCGTTGTTTAGGTTTTCGTAAAATCTTTTTCATATCTTTGTAAAATTAATCAATTAATATAAAACTATCAACTATGGCATACGGAAATGGCGGTGGCAAAAAATCAAAATCAAAATGTAGAAAGGTGGATGGTAAAATGGTTTGCAATCCAAAACCACCAAAAAAAAGTAAAAAAGGAATATATAAATAAATTACAATGGAAAAATGTGATAAATGCGGCAAGCCGCTTTTAAAAGAAACTTTAGAAAAATGCGTTAATACAGTTTGCGAATCAGCTATTAAAGCTATTGGAGAAACCAAACAAAAGCTTAACGTAAAAATAAATGATTTAAAAATATAATTATGGCTATACCAACAGGAACAAAATTCCAAGGAATACCACCTTCAAATGATGACTTAAATAAAAGGTCTACTCAAGTAAATGCAACCGCACCTTTATATGATATATCTGAGTTTGCACAATCAGAATTAACTGTTTCAAACTTAACACTACAAGGAACGACAAATGCTTCTACATCTCAGGCGATATATGGAATAAACATTATAGATACAGCTACCCCATCTAATTTAGCTACTAGATTACCTGACGCTAAAACAGGAAAACAAACTACTTTTGTAAACAACTCAACAATGTCTATATTAGTTTTTCCTTCTGTTGTTGGTGGTAAAATTAATGGAGTAGTTGATGGATATGCGTCAATACCCAACGATGGAAGACCTTACACTTTTTCTTGCGTAGACAATCCTTTACCTGGGGCTTGGGTTTGGAGTCCACCTGCGGTTGGTCAAATTCAGTTACCTACTATATCAGTAGCTCACACTAATGGTGTAGGTACTGCAGCTTACGGAGTAGGAACAGCTGGTGCTCAATTAATAAACCCAGCTGGTGCTAATTGGTATGACAATGTATCGGTTTCAGGGTTTCCAACTTTAACGTTTAACGTTATTTCTGGATCAGCCCCTGGAAGAGACTATTGGGCTACTGTACCAAACCTAACCCCGTTAAGAACCTTAGTAAACACTAAAGTCTATTCAAATTTTGTGGCAGCAGACACTAGTGTTCCTAGTCAAGTTCCACAGGTTTTAAGAAAAGTTGCTTATAATACAGGAAGTGGGGCTTATGCTAATTACTCAGCTTCTGGTGTTAGTCTATTTGGTGCTGATACTGTGCCAAGTGGACCTCTGAATTCACCTGTAGAAGTAGGAGATGTAGGTACTTTTTATAAAATACAACCAGCAAACTTAGTTCAAGTTTCTCCAACAGAAACTGATTTAATAGGATTTGGTCCTACAGGAGATCATTATTTTACTTTTATTATAAGCTTGCCTCAGTTTTTAGCTACTAAAACTTACAAGTTTGATATATTTTTAGAATATACTTAAAATGAAGACTTCAGAGTATTATAAAAATAATCCAGATGCATATGAAAAGAAAAAAGCATATGACAAAAAGTATAATGCTACTAGGAAAGCTACTAAAAAAAGAACTAAATTAAACAAGTTTAACAGACAGAAAGGCACATACGGAAATGGAGACGGATTAGATGCTTGTGAAAAGAAATTCAACAGCAAGGTAAAAATTCGTTTTTGTAAAATGAGAAACAATAGAGGAGATAAGGACGATATGCCTGGAGATAAAAGATCGAGAGGTTAATATGGCTATAAAAAAGAAAAATAAGATTTGCCCTAAAGGAAAAGCTTGGGCAATGAGAACATACGGTAAATGGTCTGCTTACGCTGCTATGGGGGCAAGTAAATACTGTAAAGATCCTAATTACGCTAAAAAATCAAAAAGAAAATAATATGAAAGGTGTACCACATTTTAAAAAAGATGGCACTATATATAAGGGTGCAACACATAAATCAGGAAAAAAACTAATGTCAGGTAAAAATCACACAAAAAAAAGTGTTGATTTATTTCACATTAATGAATTACCTAAAAGATCATTAATGAAAGCTTATAAACAAGCAGGGTTATTAAAGTAATGGCAAAAAAAAGAGACCCTAAAAAAGGAACTGGCAAAAAACCCAAGGGATCGGGAAGACGTTTGTATACAGATGAAAACCCGAAGGACACAGTTCGTATAAAATTTGCTACTCCTAGTGACGCAAGGGCTACGGTGGCAAAAGTTAAAAAAATTAGAAAACCTTTTGCAAGGAAAATACAAATACTAACCGTAGGTGAGCAAAGGGCAAAAGTAATGGGAAAGACAGCGGTAGTTAATATTTTTAAAAAAGGAAAAGAATCAATTAGAAAAGAAAATAAGAAAAAATGAGCAAGTTAAGCGCAAAACAAAGAAAGATTGCTAGAGCTGCAATGCCTTTCGATAAAATCACAGGAGCTGATTTTAAAGTATTAAAAATGATAAAAAAGAAAAAAAATGCCAACAGTAAAATATAAGTGTGGAGACACAGGAAAGATGAAAACAAAAAAATTCCCTTACAACGCAATGGGAAAAGCACAAGCCGTTGAGTTTGCAAAAACAATGAGAGGACAAATAAAAATGAATCCTGGAAAGGGTAAAACAGAAATGGGATATTAATGGGTGCGTTAAAAAAATGGCGAGATGAGAAATGGGTTCGTATTGGAACCGATGGTCGGATTAAAGGGCCTTGTGGAACCAGTAAAAAGAAAAAGAACCCAGATCGCTGTTTGCCATTATCAAAAGCAAGGAGCCTTAGCAAGAAAGAAAGAGCTGCTACAGCGAGAAAGAAAAAAGCATCTGGCGGTAAGAAGCAATTTGTACCAAACACAAAAGCAGCAAAAGTTAGAAAATGAAAGTATCTGAATCTACAGAGTTTAAAATAGATATTAAGACCGTAATAGCCATAATAATGATAACGTCTTCTTTTGTGGGTATGTATTATACGTTACAAGAAGATATTGCAGAAGCCAAAACTTTACCTCCTACAGAGGTAAAAAGGCTAGAATATGACCTAAAAGAGCAGTGGAATAAAGAAAATATAGAAGATCTTCAAGAAAGAGTAGAGATGTTAGAGCAGGTAGATGATGTTTTGTTTGAAGAATTAAAAGTATTGTCCATATTAATTCAAGAAGGATCAGAAAGTGATGGTAAACTAGAAGAGCTTAATAGACAGTTGGAAGAATTAAAAAACAAAAAAAATAAACCAACTATAATCGTGAAGGAAATAGAAGTCGATAAGAAAAAAAGAAGGTAATGTCTACGAGTAAAAAAAATATGAAGTGCAATGTAGTACGTGCTAGCACAAGACCAGGTAAGAAAAAGATGGTAAAAGCGTGTCAAGGTGGTAAAGAAAAGCTAATTCACTTTGGTGCTAAAGGTTATGGGCATAACTACAGTGCTGCTGCTAGAAAAAGTTTTAGAGCTAGACATAAGTGTAACACGGCTACATCGAAGTTGACAGCTCGGTATTGGGCGTGTAAACACTTGTGGGCTGGCAAAGGAGGATCTACTAAGAGCTCTCCTAAATCAAGAAGGGGTAAATATTAATTTGTATATTTGTAAAAATAAATCACTATGAAAAATTATATGTACGGCCTAGGTATGATTGATGGTCGAGAAGTTAATTTGAGACCACAGCCAGAGATGGGGATTTCTAAATTAGCTAGAATGAAAAAAGAAATGAAAAGGTACGATAAAGTACAGATGATGGCAGAGGCTCAAGAAATGGCTAATGCTAATATTAACTTATTTAAAAAATAAAAAATGAAACAAGGTTACAACGACAGACTAGATGAGTCTTTGGGAATGAAGCACAAAGGAGCTCACAAACAATCTATGAAAGACAGACGAGACGAGTCAAAGGGAATGGCTAAAAAAATGACAGGACACGCTTATTCA